CGGGAATCGAACCCGACTGACCATCTGATTTACATCAGATCAGGGTTGTGCTTAGCTCGGTCAGGTGTGGGACTTCATGTATTCCTGGTGATCCCGCCACTCCTGAGCCATCGTGACACAGTGGTCATGTGCCTTGGAGTAGTTGTCGAAGTCCTGAGTATACAGCCCCATCGACGCCAGCTTATCCATGATGAGATAGATAGCCGGGTGATGCTCGCACTGAATACCCTCGAACCGAAGGGACCGGAGACCCGTGAACAACGTCCGAGAGACAGCGCGCTCGTTACAGGCGTCCTGTATGCTCAGAGCGATATGGGCCAACCGGCTCTCCGTGACAATGTCACACCGGGAACGAAGGTCCATTGCGACGGGGCGAGCGTCGTCACCCTTCTCGTCGAAACGCTTGACGGCGTCGAGGATGAGGTGCTCGAAACACGAGCCGTCGTTATTCCGACACTCTCGAACCATCTTGACGATGGTTATGTCAGCGTCTTCGTCGTCGATGTGTTGCTCACAGATATCCACCAGAACGCTCCCTACGTACTTCATTAGAAAGCACCTTCATTGTGAGCATTACGACGAGCCGCGATCCTAGCCTTCTTCTGATCCTTTTTCGTGCTGGACATTTTCTGTCCTCCTTTCACCTGGCTCCCGGAGGAGGGATCGAACCTCCTAAATGCCTGACCCTTTTGGTCCGGGAACTTACACCTATGCGCGGAACTCTACGATATCCCGCTCGTCCTTCTGATAACTGCTGTCGCGGTAGATCCGCCGCGACATAATTGCGCGGTGGACGACCTTCTCTACGTACCTGGATACGTCCTTCGCCATCTCTTCTGCCACCTCGTCGGAGATGTAAACCTCGGAGGAGTGTGGAAATAGCGCGTGCTTGAGCCATGACGCGAATGAGGCAGCGCCCGATCCGGGGCGCTCCATCGCGTCAAGGTCCAGGACTACTAGGTGTCGCGAATGTGCCATTTATCTCTCCTTTCACTAGAGCCCTGGGCGGGAATCGAACCCGCCTAAACCGCCCGTTTGACCGGGCCAGGGCTGCCGTCGTGATCTGACTCAGATCACTTGAGAGCGAGCGTCCAAGCCGACGCGCGAACCTCGAAAAGGGTGCTCGCGTCCTCCCACTCGATCTCCTCACCGTCCGCCTGAAGGACGACACCATCCTGAATCAGGAGTGCCACCTTGTACGGCTCCAGAGCGGCTTCGAGGTCATCGGGGTCGACGTCGTCACCGAGCTGCTCGGTGACGTAGGCCGCCGGGTCCGTGGTGTGGACCATGCTGGACTCTTCGTCGTCGCCCTCATAGAAGACGAGCGCGATGATCGAGGACTCCTGCTCCTCTTCTTCGACCTCTTCTTCGACCTCTTCTTCGACCTCTTCCTCCTCCTCGATCTCCTCGATCTCCTCGGGCTCCAGCTGCTTCGCCTTCGCCTTGGCCTTCTGGTTCTTCTTTTGGGCCTTCTGGTTCTGAGCCTTGGCCTTCGCCTTGCCCTTCCCCTTCGGAGCGTTCTTGGAGTTGTTGGTCTTGGAGTTGTTGGTCTTCTTTCCCTTTGCCATGCTCTCCTCCTATGGAGATAGTATCCGCCCACCACGGGCGGCCCGGACCTCGTACCTGGAATCGAACCAGGTGAATTGCTGACCATAGCCGAGGTTTGTTTCTACGTGTGAACTGACCACTCCCCGTTGCAATAGTGGAGTAGCCCGTTCATAAAGAACGACCCATCTGATCTCGTCCACAGGACACTGAAACCCCACTGCGAGAAGTCATAACCTAGTGAAACGGTCAGGTTCTCGCCGTAGTGGTGAAGGTACGACAGTGCCCCCTCCAACGCTTCGAGTAGTACGTCGCCGCCAGTAGCGGCTTCGATAGCCTTCAACGTAGTGTGGAAGTGCTCCACATTGTCAATCTTGAGAGTCATTAGCTCTCCTTTCACTGGAGCCCCTACCAGGAGTCGAACCTGGCTAGACTTGCGTCTATGTGATCTCCATTCGATCACTAGAGGCTAGTTCGTCACACTTTGATCTTGAGTTTCATGCCTTTCTTCGCGGGCTTGGTGGCCTTCCTGCCCTTCTTGGCGGGCTTCTTCTTGGTGGCCTTCTTCGCCAGAGCCTTCTGTGCCTTGACCTCGTCCTCGATGATCTGAACGAAGGCTCGTCCGTACTCATCCATTTGCCTATTGATAGCGCTACACTCCTCGACTGAGTCTCTGACCCAGTCCATACCCTTTGGCGAGTCTTTCAATTTCTTCCTGGTAAGCTCCCAGTAGTATGAGCCATCATCCCGAGACGCCATTTCGCGGAGTGTCTTGCCGTCCTCGGCGGTCCAAGTCTGGACCTCTCGACCGACGTCAAGAATCAGATCTTGTATTGACGACAACTTCTCGACAACCAAGCTAGCACGAGGGGCCAGCGGTCCCGTAGCGGTGCCCACAACACGATTGCGTTTCTTGGGAGCCGCCTCCGGCTCGGCCTGCTTGGCCTTCGCCTTCTTGCCGCCTTTGTTGACCTTGAGCTTCATAGTATTTCTCCTCCCTTCAAAAGTGCCCTTTCGGGCGGGGTTGGTCCCTGTACCTGGAGTCGAACCAGGATGATTTGCTGACCGTAGCCAGGGGGTTGATTTAGGTGGGGAGCCTTCCCGTCTGTCAGTGAAAGGAGGAGAGCGAAATGCCCGTCCACAGACGGGCGGCTCCCCTCAGAGCGCTCCCTTGCCATCTTCTCTCTCTCCTTTCACTGGTCCGTGGGGCGGGAATCGAACCCGCCTACAACCATTCCACAGATTGCCGCTCCAAACGGCCGTCTGAGTAACGAACGTGTGTCCCTGTCGTTAGGCTGCGTCTCGCGCGGCCATCTCGGCGTCGATCCGCCGGATCTCGCGAATCCCCGCGTCGCCCGGACAGGCGAAACAGAGTGCGTCTTCCCACGACTCCAAGTCATCGGGGAACGTGAAACAACAGGAATCGAACGCCCCCCACCGTCTCCAAACGGTGAGAACGCCATCGTTCGTCGCCTCGTTCACAGAGGCGACGAACATGTCGCCGAGGTAGATGCGAGCGAATCCGCGGGCGATGACGACCGCGCGGAGCGTGCTCCCCATCAGGGAAGACGTGAACGAGTCACCGATACCGTGAACGGTACCGAGGACCGAACCGCCCTCACGGGCGGTGCCAAGGATTTCGTTACAGGGGCTAGTCTTCGTCGTCTTCTTACCCATGTCAATCTCCTTGCCTAACCCGTTCTAGTGGGCCAGGTCTTTGTTTTGGTGGAATCACTGGGAATTGAACCCAATTTGATCGGACTCCGATCAACCTACCAAGGAATTCCAGGGGCCAGGGCCAGGGCCAGGGCCAGGGGCCAGGGGCCAGGGGCCAGGGGCCAGGGGCCAGGGGCCAGGGCCAGGGGCCAGGGGCCAGGGGCCAGGGCCAGGGGCCAGGGGCCAGGGGCCAGGGGCCAGGGGCCAGGGGCCAGGGGCCAGGGCCAGGGGCCAGGGGCCAGGGCCAGGGGCCAGGGCCAGGGGCCATAACCCATTGAAAACGAAAGGTGAATTCCCTCCGTCTAATGAAGTACCTATCCCGCGACAGGCCCTACACGAGAATCTTTCACTGTAGTATAAACACTTACATGTCTCTAAGTACCTGGAATCATTCAGCTTTTCCTGGGGGCTGTAGACCCCAGGAAAAAAGTGATAGAATCGTCTAAACCCTTGAAATCATTGGGCTTTTCAGGAATAGCTGATCTGATCAGATCAAAACTGGACGAGATCAGGACAAAAAAGTGAAAAAGATCAGGTTTTCTGGTCAAATTGGTACGGATCTTGATACGCGTGTGAGTGATCTGATCAGATCAAACCTGGACTGAGTCTAGACAAAAAAAGGGTGGCCCCGTGGCCAAAGCCACGGGGCCAAGAGCAGGGAATCACGGGTCCACGGATGACTCACCCTCCAGTGGAACGCGTATTCCCCTGCGGATCAAGAGACGCTTTTCTGACTCGTCCAGGGTTCGCCACCAGACGTCAACAGGAACCTGTTTTGAGTGCCCGTTTGACACCTTTTCAGCGGCGTTCTTCACAACCCTTGTGGTCTGTTTGATTTCGGTTGTCTGGGATCTCTGAGCACTAAGTATCGAGTCCAGACGTTTAGAGACCTTAGCCTGTTCGACTGTAAGGTGAGCCACATTGGCTTCCATTGTTGCCTTGGAAGAGAACCACCCGAAGGCGGAACCAATCACGACAACAGCGACACCTAGTACCCAGAAGATGCGTTTCGAGGCCGCGGTTTTGATCTCGTTCAGATCAGTCCCATGTCCAGCTATCTCGCTCTCTGCGGTATTTACCTTGAGAGAAAGCATACCTTGGCCGTCACGTAACTCAGTTACCGCCTCGGTATTTGGGCAATCTTTCACGGAATGTGGTGTAAGATTTCTGGTATGTTCTTCGAGTTTTTTGACGCGCCCCTTGGTGCCACGAAGATCTGTCTTTAGAGATATAACGTCGTCCCTTGTGTGTCGGGTGTCGTCTTTTATCGCACGAAGATCATCCTTGACCTCACCGAGAAACGCTCGTATATTAGCGGCAGTTGGTGGCGGTGTCGGTCTATCAGTCATAATGCCCCCTAGACCCACGTCCTGAAAACGAGATAAACGTAGGGTTTATCACCAGAGGTTTTCACGCAGTCATAAGAACACTTTATCCTGGTGTAGTCTGGCGGGAGAGGGGCGGAACCCTCTGCAATGACGGAAATAGATCCAGAGGGCGGGACTGGACACCCAACCTCGTCAACCAAACCACAGGAAAGTGCTCTCACTTCGATCCAGTCGTACACCCCAGGAGATACCTCCCACAGAGCTTGAATAGCTATGCGTAGAGAATCGCCGTCCACACCAAAAGTGTAATTGACAAGCTCGACACTGACACCCTGGATCTGCCTTTCCTCTTGGAATTGTACGTAGTAGTCCGTGACGTCATCTAGTTCGGCCTCGAAATCCACTCCGTAGATCTGCAAGTTTTTGTTAGAGTCACCCGTAGGCTCCAAGATAGACGGCTGTACAGTCTGGTTTACCACTGACCTCATAGCAGCACGACCTCCGCGCGACCCCTGACAATACACTCGAAACGGTCAAGGTCTGTCAGGTCATCGCTCACAGTAAGCGTCAGAGCGCCGTTAGATCCAGCACTTATTACAATACACTCGGGGAAGTTGATCTCTATCAGTAGGAGATCCACCCCCGAGTCTACGGCGTCCTTGTCGTACTGTATTTCATCTGCGTACAGATAGAAGTCTGACAGCTTGTAGACAGGGTCTAAGAACAGTGGTACGTCCTCTCCATCATGCGTAAACTTGAAAGTAATACCGTTGTCCAGGCCGTCTGAATGGCCCTTCCCAAAGTCTTGACCTTCCTTGCTCGTGATGTTGAGCTTGTCCCCATGAAGGATCAGGCGAATCCTGTCGATTGACTTGTGAAGAGTTGCGTCAGTTGTGACGGAGAACTCGACAGGTGTCGAAGACCCGTCAACAGCCATGTCCGAGGAGCCCTGGTTCACCAGTTTCTCCAGCAGATATCTGTGACCGTTGGGGTCCACCCCAGCGTCGAGGTGAGCTTTCACTGTGTTCGTCACTACAGTATTCAGTGGCATATCATGTCTCCAAATACCCGCGAGCGACCGCGTCTATCTCCTGGCTGGAGTTAGATATGCGCTCTCTCTTGATAACAAACCTAGTGTTCGTGCCGTTACCAACCATGGACGTACCATCCCTGGTAATTGACGAATCTGGCAGATTGAAACACAACGTCTGACCGACGATGTATATCCTGTCGATCAGATGATCCGTCGCAGGACTACCCTCTCGCCAGTAGAACTCCACCTTGGACCCACGCTCCGACGGATCACCGGCGGCTCCGGCGCACAGCATTTGAACTTTTAGCGTAACACCGTTAGCGATGATTGACGACAAAGTCTCTTTCGGTGTTGTACTAACTGAGAGTTCAGCCTCGTCCTGCGCTAGAGCGAACTCTGTCGTACCAGTAGGCGGGACAGGCGGGCTAGGGGACACTTTCAAAGCGTTGTTCGAGTTGACGTCTGCTACGCTTGTACCATCCTCGTTTACGATCACTCGTGCTGGTCCATCCATCACGCTATCGTCCTTATCCGACTCGTTTCTTTTGACCCGGAGTAGGTCAGCGAGTCTGTAACAGTTGCGAGTATAGTCGAACCATCAGTGTCGTACATCTTCCACGTTATCGTAGTAGGAAATGCCCCCGTATACGCCAAAGTCTTCTCTACGATTTTCTTCAGCTTGGAGACAGACTCCCACCATATGATAGCAGTTGGGAAGACTCCCGAGTGTATGGTTTCGCGGTAGGCCCCACTGGTAAAACCTTCTGCGGGTCCGTTGTCTATGAAGTGTATTAGTTGGCGAAGTGTTCTGTGAGCGCTCTCTGTGAGACCACCACTACCAGACAGTAGCGCAGTAAGCGTAACTGGTGACGTGTTGTTCTTATCACGAAACCGCATGTCATCGCCTTCGCGCTCTACATACACCTCCTCGTCTCTGTTTGATGCGTCCTGAAGATAGAGCCCGGCGCTCTCGATGGCGTCCTCTTGAGGTGATATTGGGAGTGGTTGACGATATTCGCCAATGTCCGTATCATCGCCGCCGAGAGCGCTGGACTCTTGCTTCATCAACTGGACGCGGTCGTCACCAACCGCCATGTGATCTTACTCCGATCAGGCTAGCTGGGTGTAGTATTGCGGATTGACTTCGAGGTCCGTCGCGTTTACGGCTGTACCTACGAACACGATATGGTCCCCGGAAAGGAACGAACTCGTGCCTTGAACCAATCCCCCGTTGCGTCCGACGAAGAACCGCTGACCAACCGTCGCGCCGACAAGAACACCTGCCGCGACACCACGACGAACAACCTTACCAGACGCTCCAGATCCAATACCACCGGACTCTACAACGACGCCGAAGCAGTCGACACGAGCGCCAACAGAACCTTGACACTCGCGGATACGATCATTTGTAGTGCCCCACTCAATGGGATCACCAAGAGCGAGAGCTTCCTGGGCGGTGAGAGTCTCTTCGAGACGAATGGCCGTTGTCGAGCCAAGCACTTCCAGCTCGTTAGAGCCGTTGATCTGGATCGTTGAATCGTCAGTACGAACATGGAGACCGGCTGTGAGTACGTCTACCGCACCAGCCGGATCGGGGAGAACCGCCAGCTTACCAGCGTCCGCTCCCGAACCGAACTGAAGACCAGGCTCAATCACTGCGCCTGTTGCTAGGTCAACATCAAGGTCGCCAGGGCCAGCGTTCGCGACGAGACCGTCACCAGCGTTGACTGCGACACCATTGGCGTCGACAGTGATACCGTTGTACCCTTTGACGCCGACACCATTGGCCGTTACCTCGATACCGTTATGCGGATCAACAGCGAGCTTCCCAAGGTCGGCTCCCGTACCAAACTGGAGACCGGGCTGTACCACAGCGCCAGTTGCAAGATCAACACTGACCTCCCTGTCGCCAGAGATAGCGATACCATCGCCACCAGTGTAAAGACCCTCGCCACCGTACTGCGACCACTCGATAGCTGTTGTATCAACAGTAATAGGATCAGGAGTGATAACAACCCAAGCCGTCTCAGCCAGCGTGTTACCTTCCGTAACCCAGCAGTGAGCACCGGAGGTAACTTCAGCGTCAGCGTCAAAGTCCGTAGCACGCGTCAGACGCCAGGGAGTACCGGCGTCACCGACAGTCGTAACCGTGTAGATTCCGTGGTCGACGTCTGCCCCACCAGCGTTTTCGCTCTTGACCAGAATCCGATCACCGACGGACGGTGTTACGCCGTCGACCGAGAGAGCACCATTCGCGTCGGCTTCGAGGTATGCACCAACGCCAGAGCCGGTCTTTGTGTAAGCGTCCAAGGCCGCCGCTGTCGCGAAGCGACAAGACGCCTTCGGGTCGAGGCCACTAGCGATGGCATCGACATACGCCTTTGACGCGGCTTCGTCAGCGTTTGTTGGTGTTGTGGGGAGACCGTTGATCGTGCCACCACCAGTAAGGTCGATGTCACCACCACCAGTGACTTCCAGTCCCCCGATCTGGATGTCGTCTGATGTTGCCATCTCCTTAGGACCAGGAGGATCTCCAGCGATGTTGTAGTAAAGCGGCTTTACAGTAGCCATGAGGGATTACTCTTCCTTCTGCGGCCCCGTGTTTTCGTCATCTCCCTTTTGGGAGTCTACGGGGTGAATAAGTTGGATAATGCCCGTATCGGATTCGTAGCCGTGGTGGTAGAGGAAGTTGACGTCGTACTTTCGCCCAATCCTCATGAGAAGATCTTGATGCTCGATAGCGTGACGCTTGTGTTCAGCCGCCTTTTCATGGCCTTGTTCCCGAAGGCCACGAATTCGAGCAGCGTAGATCATCTCATCCTTGTCCGCTTGGAGTTTGAGAGCTGTCGAATCCGACATAAGCTTGTCCCGCTTGATACGACTTGCCTCTAATTCAAGGAGATCCATCTTAGAAAGATGGAGCCTCCCATCCTTATCCCGCCAAGGCTTTGTCACGTCTTTCGGCGGATTCTCTTGCATCGGAATCTTCGGCTTCTTTCCCTTGGAAGGGGTTTTCTTCTTTGCGACCATGTTATTCCCCTCAAACGAGTGTATAAATCATGTACTGTGGTTGAACCCAGAACTTATTTGTTGACAACGCCACGCCAACAGTCTGCGCGTATCTTGTTCCTGGACCAGCGGGAGGCGTAAGCGCTACACCGCCAGTAGCGGTAACAAAGTAATACTTGCCAGGCGTCAGACCAGACAGTAGCGAAGTTTCGCCAAGTGACCGAATTACACACTCTGTAGCGGAAGACTTCGAGACTATCATACCGACAACAGGCATCTTACTATTAGCTGTCGCGTCAGCCCTAGCAACCTGTGGTTTACCACCAATGTCGGGGCCTGTGATATAAATCAGATCGCCTGCATTGTCTGAGGCTGTACAATTGGCGTCCTGTGTCAAGTCGGATGGGATGGGTGACGGAGACCCACCCCCGTCACCCGTTGACAATAAAGACGCAGCTACGGCGCGGAAAGCCAGCCTGACACTAGTAGGGCTTCCAGTGACGGCTGAGACGATTACGCACAGTCGTTTGGCCCCTAGACCGGCTTGTAGTACGTGAAGAGAGTCAATCGTATTGACGTCTATCTCTTGTAGAAGTTGCCACGGCGTAAGTAGGTCAGTCTCCTCGGGATAGTATCCGTAGACCTGGAGAGTAGCCGTTGGGTCTGTACCACCCTCGAAATCCACAAGAGCCAGCACCGCAGGGGGAGACACGGCGATACCCGAGGATAGTGTCCTGACCACATCGAACCCATCGGTGGAGAGCGTAGGCACCGACTCTGGTATTGAGCCGAAGGCTACGCTTCTCCCTCCGATGTGGATACCGTGGTTCAGAAAGTGTGCGGGCCAACCCATTCAAGCTAGTCCTTTGTGATCCGCGTGGCTCGTAGCGTAGCGGTCTCCCCCGCATCGCACATGTGGTGAAGGAACTTGAGGTCCGGCGGGTGACCCCCGCCGATACCGCTACTGACATTCTTGACGTCTCGGAGACCAATCTGGACGAAAACAGCACTGTTCTCCTGTGAGCCAAAAGGAAATAGAGGCATTTCCTTGATGGTCATCGTGAACGTACCGCCAGAGCCTTCGCGGTGCATACGAACAAACGCGATGTTTGGTCCCATGTTCTGAATTATGTACAAACCTGGTGTGAAGAACTCTTGCACAGCGGCGGAGTCCGACACAGAGATGTCTAGCGAAGGGCCAATTGTTGGCCGCTTGTACAGGAACATCGTATTGACAATGTCTGAAAGCAACTTATCCTCCTGTGATCGGACTCAGATCACGTCCCATAGACGTGAGAAGCTTCATTGATGAGAGTACGTACTCGGCAAATCTCTGGGCTACAGATATTACCAAGGTTACCCTGACCCGCCACATTTGTGTCCGTGACACGGAAAACGACCCAATACGCGTATGCGTCGTTATCGACAAATATCATTGGGTCACCGCTATAGTTGTCGTGAAACAGTAAATCGTGGCGTGTACTGGCTGCGAGCGAGAAGAATTGTTTGGTTCCGCTAGGGGCTGAGAATCCTCCACCGCCCACAGCTTGACGCATTACAGCGCCTTCAATTCCCAAGTCAGCCGCGTTCACCCAGTTACCTGTCATGAAGAATTGAACGTAGACTTGATAGATACCGCACTTGTCCAGGACCTTTATAGGTACGCAGACATAGGGGCTGTCAAGAGCCCCAGACGTGTTCCACCAAATGTCCAGAGTTTGCTGACCCTGTACGCCAGAAAAGACTCGTGTGTTCCAGCCCCACTCATTCACGTTCACCGAGGGTGCAGAACCGACAGTCCACGGGTCTTGTGGCCCATCAGGCCGGAAGTCGCAAGCTGGTACAGAGTACGGCTTTATGATAACGCTTGGGCTGGATGGACCCAACCCTGACGTTCCGTAAAGGTGGCCTTTACCGTTGGATGGGTCAGCGTCTTCAGCGTAAACACCCCTTGCCATGAAGTCACGAAGGGCCGCAAGGGAAGACATTGTGTTCACACCGACGGTCACAACATCGTTGATCTGCCGAATGAAAACGTCTGACAAGCCACCAGTTGGATCTCCGAAACGTACACCACCACCAGCAGAGTTCGAGGAGTCGCCCTCCTCGAAACAGCCGTCTGTCAAAGGGTCATCGTTCCATTCACGCGACAACGCGCCAGCGCCAAACCTCATACGCTTCGCTATTTGTCGCAGACCAGCCAACCATTCAAACACGCCAATGGGTGTAACATCTGAGTATGGCGGAACAGCCGCCCACGACAGAATGTCCCGCATAGGGTACTGTTCGTAAACATACAAAAGTGTTATGTCATCGGTCCCATTGGTCTGAAATACAGCTACGTCAACCCAACCAGCGTCACGCAAAGTAGCGTCAGAATCAGCCGAGGTTGTACTGTCCTGGACCTCGTAATCGTCAATTGTCCTGGTATCAACTGTTTGCGTAGTCTTACCAGAACCAGTTGTGTAGAACTTCCTCGGCTCAGATGTATCGTTAGTTGCGACGCGTCGAATTTGCACGTACCTGTCTACGCTACCAGGTGCCGCTACTACGGTTAGATCGCGATATGTAGGCGAGTTCGGCCCCCCTACACGCTCGCCATCTTTATCGTAAACGGCAGCTTCAAATGTAACACCTCCGACGCTAAACTCTCGATTCACTCTGAGCGTCAGAGATGGAGCCCCCTGTTTTATAGGCAGATACGGATAGGCGATCAAGGGAGCTTTACCGCCCCAGTCACCGGATGATAGGCCGTAGTGGTTTCTCGCCCCCATGACCAGACGCGCCATGTGGGCAAAGCCATTCTTTATGAATGACTGAAGTCGCGTCATGTCGAGGAGGTCGAAGCGCTGTTGTGCAGTAAGTTTTACTTCGTCCATCTCTCCTCACAAGAGCGCGGTGTCGAGTAACAGAACCCCACACCCCGCCGGTAATGCCTTATCGAGACCCGGAGGGCGCTGTATGTAGCTCCGGTATGTTGTGTCGACGTTCACCCCATCGTACAATGGTGGCGGTATCTCTGGTGCTGGTGTACCTAGAAGCGACACTATTGGACCACTCAGTACAATCGGATACGGCCAACCAACAGGGTCTTCCGTGAAGTCTGCCAGAAAGTAGTCACCGTAAAAGCCATCATCTACAGCGTCGTCCCTGTAGTAGGTCTCCTCTAGGATATCTATGGGCATACCATCAGGCCACGAAATGTGGTCTATCCAGGTCTCCCATGGCTCAACAGGAGGGCTCGTGATCCAACTAAGATCACCGATCTGGTCATCGTTGCTGAACCAAACTGTAACACAGCCTGGCCACCTTGGGTCTTCACCAACGACGATGTGTACCCAAAGCTGCGGGTATATGTATCTGATAGCCTCATATACAGTACCCGTAACGCCCCTCATGTTGACCGACGTATGGAAGACCATTCTTCGCAAGTTTGTGTCGTTCAGCGTGGGGTTATCGCTTCGTGGCGATCCGTGGTCTTGGGCGACATATTCGAGTGGCCGACCACTAGCGCCAAACGCTAGCATATTGATCTCCGCTTTCGATACAAAAGACGTCGCCCAAACGTCCTCCACAATATCGCCCTCATCGTGACTTGAGAGTTGCGACATTAGCTGAGCCCTACCGTAGATAACCGCCTGACGTGTGTCGATATCAAGCTCATCGTATGCGATAATCTCGTTACCGATACGAATCAGGCTCTTTCTAGGTAAGTAGATAGCCAGAATAGCTGCACCTTTTGGGGGAGCCTCAACCATCATTATCTGTCGGTCATGTCCCTTGTTTGGGGCATACCAACGAACGCTGTCTACGATACCCTCATCAGCAGTCTCCGCTCTACCAGAGGCTACGACTAGGACACACTCGAAAGTGTGAAACGGAAGTGTCGCCCGGAACAGTCTGTTTGAACCATCACAGGCACCCCACAACTTATCTACGTGGTAGGGAACCAGTCCGTCTTTGAATGTTAGTGGGTCGCCGATACCAGGCACAGTAACAGGCGGCGACGAAAAGCCAGCCGGGCTAAAGGTCGTGACCGTCATGGGTTCGTCTGGCCCAGGTAAGGCCGAGCCGAGATTGCTGATCAGACCACCGGAGAGAAGCTCATTGACCTTACCGATCATGTGAGCTGTGCTGTAGTTCAATGGTTGAATCTCGGTAAACGCGACGCGGCCAAGTCTACCAAGCTCGTTGAACGTTTCCCCTGTACGCACACCATCCTGTGACCAGTAAGTGATCGTTTTCAGATCATCAATGACCGTAGAAATGGTAGCGCTGCCCGTTAGATTGTTACCATCAAAGTCAAGAATGTTGGCCAGTCCCGAGGCTGACATACCGGCCAACAAAGGACCGGATGCTATGACCTCACTTGTCACTACGTAGACGCTCTCTGGGGAACCGCCATTCTCTGACACAGGGTCTAGCGGGTTCCATTCTTGCGCCTGAGCGTATGGTAGAAACACATACGCTACTGTATAGCCAGGGACAGCGTAACTTGCTAAGTCTCGAAGAGTTGTGTCGTTCCTCAATGAATTGTCAAACGTCAGCTTGACACACGCTGGAGAGACGTGCTCTGTTGAGATGAGTTGTGTCATACATCACCTACAGCGCGATTGTTGACACATCAGCTCGAACAACGCCGAACTTGTTAGACGGGGGCACATCATCCTGGCCACCGTCGAGGAGAAGGTCTGACACGTAATCCAAACCAGGCGTCTTATGAACGATGCCACCAATAACGTCGTACCTAGCTGGATCGCCAATGGCGAGACCATTCATATACGACGCTGTATTGGCGATTGCCACAGCGCGACCAAAGTTACTGTCCCAACCCTCCTTGAACACAAGAGTGCCGCTAACACTAGGTTTCACAACAGACGACGGGGGCCTGATCCGAATCGGATACCCAATGGGCCGCCAGCCCTTTATTGCCTCACTCTTGTAAACGCCATTGACCCATCGCGCCGCTTCCTTGACCAGCCCAGTGTAGAAATTGAACTGACACCGAATGCGCTCATTGTTAGTGACCAGAATGGGAGACGCGAGGGCGATCATGCCTGTATCGCTGTTCACCCAGTAGTCTACGCCCTCTGTTTGAGGAATCCACGCCGCGCCATTGTATCGCTCCAATTGGGCATTTATACCGTCGTCCCATGGATCAAACGGATAGTCTGGTACACGAATGTAGATGTGGTAGCTTGTCGCGTCGAACTGCCACCAGTTACCGCCACCATAGCCGTAGGTGGTGGAGTCGATAGCTCCGATTAGTGTTGAGTCCCCAGACCCATCGTCAATGATTGCGTACACGAGTCCAGTGAAGAGGGGGGAAGGCTCGTCAAACGCCTCAAACAGGCGAGCGGAAGTAACCTTCTGCCCAGAGGAAAGCTCTACGTTGGTGAGGAGAGACTCGATACCCGCCCACGTACATTCCCCATGGCCTCGCCTTGCAGCTCTAGCTCGGGTCCGTAGTGGTGGGTCATCCTCCCTTGTGTATCCGCCTCCGGCGTCCGTTGTAGCCTCAAAGTACGCAACTCCAGTAATGGGGTTCCTCAGTGAGAGCTGGCCACCAGAGGGGATGTTGTTACCCTTTGAACCTGTCTCTGTGCAAGTTAGAAACACCAAGTTTGACTCGGTGTCAGCGGAGGGGATAACAGCCGCCGCCTCTGATCTGAATGCGATCTCAGACTGTGTAGCTGTAGCCGGTCTAAGAGCTACTGTCATTGGTGGGATTGGAATAGCTGTGCCTATAGCGCCTGAACGCTTGAATCGGCCAGCGATTCGCGCGGCTTGAGCCGGTAAGCGAAGCGTGTTGTTTTCCAAAACCCTGCGATCGAGTAGCTGTCCACGGAGCCCCTCTAGGCTACCGCCTTTTATGAGCCGGAGGGATTCCACATTGGCGTTAGCTCCGAACAGCGCCATCACCTGGACGAGTGCCCTATGGAACGTTCTCTCCGTGAACGGGTACTCGACGCCTGTCACTGACCGAACAATCGCCACCCCGAGGGCAAACAGATCTTCGTGAGTGTAGGCTTGTACCTTCATTATGTCCTCAGATATCCCGCTAGTGTGACAGCGGAATCGTAGTTCTCAAAGCGCAGCTTTGACGTGTAGTAAACGGCGTCACCACGAAGGTTTACGTTCACGTATTCCACTTGGGCCACACGATCATCCTGTAGCAACCACTGATGTAGAATACCTCGCCAGAAATCTAACGTAGCTCGTCCCTTACCCTTGGTTCCAATGCGAATGAGCGGCCCCTGTACTCGGTCTGGTGTCACCCCACCAGAGCCTTCGAGTACGATAGACATTTCTTGGTTGTAAGCTTGAGCACCAGAGACGTGACCGACGTCAAACACCGAGTAAGTCATATCGCCAGTTCGCTCATTGACCTCGACGTCAAACCCAATAAAGGCATCCTGTTGTGTCACGAGGTCATGTACCTCTGTGATACGTAGTATGTTATCCACAACCTCAACAGGCATTGTGGAATCCTCCAAAGGGATCTGAATCTGATCACCAGGCTTGGCCTGGTATGGCCCACCAGTGCGAGAAATGTATGGGTACTTCAGCCCATTCACAAGCGCGATCTCAGCCCATCGACGCCACGACCCTAGAACAGTCGTTGCTATAGAGTAGATGGTATCCGTGAGCCCCACTGTGTAGTTCTTATACAGCGGAGAGAATGTATTTGGGTCTCTCATGCCCAAGTACCACTGACGAAAAGCGCCAATGGACGGTGAAATTCTCTCGTCGTGTGTTGTGGCCCAAGCGTGTACAATCTTAGATGCCATGTGGGAGAGAGTCATTGTCTCCCTAGTCTGTTGACGCCTAACAGCGTGTCGAGTCTCAACCCCTGATATTGGGTCAGTAACAACTGTTGTTTCGCCAGCAAGTCCAGCCGAGGCTAGCTCATTCTGGCGACCGTCAATCATACCAGCCCCACCAGACCGAGCCACATGGTGGATATCACGAGACTCAGCTCCCGCCTGAGCATTGGGTGATTGACTAGGTAACGGCGCGAAGTCAATGGCTCTATATGTCTCCATCATCATACGCAAAGCGTTACCGTAGTTCTCAAACCCAGCGTCGTCGAGAGGTAGGTTTGATATCTCTCCACCGGATGCGGGGTCTGTTGGGAACAATTCGACCGTGTACCACGCGATATCCTCCGTCCTGTTCTGTAGAGCGTCTGCGACATTTACAGGCGTTGGAGGAACGTAAAACATCATTGGGCGACCACTACCCGAGGCTATCGGGGCTTGATCTGTAATACGCTTCAGTGGCGCGTTATATCCTGCGGAGTACGTATCAGCCAACGCTAGCTGTTCCGCTACCTCGGTTAGCCGCTCCAAAGAGTATGCAGAATTACGTCTGATGTGCTCAGACGTTTGGACGAAGCCTTGTAGACCAGCCGTCATAGCTTCCAAGGTATCTGTGATAGGGGCGAACACAGTGCCCACAGTACCAATAGCGATATCCTGGTAAAGCTCAGAGGCTAGTAAGAGTACATTGTCGATAGCGTTTTGCCAGTTTTGAATCCTGGAACGCGTATCGTTCATCCACTCGAACCAATCACGACGGAAGGAAGCCTGTTGCTCTCCAATTACTTGAAGGTCAATAGAGAAGCCATAAGACAAGGGCCTAGCTGACGTCCTAGTCTTACGAAAAGACATAGGAACAACGTGGAAGATTTCTGCGTCTTTTGAATTCAGGAATAACATGGCGTAGCCATGTGGTCTGTTCTGAACGTAACTACCCCACTTCACAAAAAACGAAGCTAGGGCAACCCAAATGTTATAGCCATCTCCGTAGTTATCAACCTGAGGGACAATACCCCTAGCAGTCGAAGAGATAGCTGACCCTTGGGCTCCAAGTACCCTTTCGACAATGTCTTCCTTTGGAAACTGGCCTGTAGTGCCGCGAATAGAAATCGTCTTCACCCCCATCGGATTCAGATCAACGTAAAAGCCGGTCCCCTGGTCAGCTTGGACCACGTTTGGGAACTGCATCATATCGTCAATATCCGTCGGGTTCGGTGTGAAGATAAACTCTTCAACAGGTGGGTCAGCGATTATTTCGCCCTGCTCCCGCCTCGCTATGACGAGCGAGTATGTACCTTGACGGTAGTAACCACGGGAGTCATGGGCCTTGTCTCGAAGGACTAGCATATCACTCCTCTTCGAGCTTGACCTTTTCTGTTAGGTGATTATTTGGCATGTCTGGGATGGATACAGGAACGGGTAATAGCGCCGACCCAGGAGCTACCGGCTCAGACGTCTCATAAGTACCAACAGAGCTGCCGCTGGTTACTTCGAGACTATGTGTATGATGGACTGGACCACCCTCTAGCACGGGAACATCTTTGTTCATCCACTCCTGAAACCGCTCTCCGAGAATGCCTTTTTCCAAAGCCTTACCAGCTTTACCACCTAATTCGATTCGGACATCGCCCGAGGCTCCGTCTTGGGTTACTTTCAAGAATTGCTCACCATCGACATTGACGGTCAGACTCCGGTCATGAGCCCCGTAGGAATCATTGAAGTCCACCTCCATGTTGCCGTCAGAGTCGAAGCGAGCGCGTGTCGTGTTGTACGTTGTCGCGAGTACCTCACCGTCCGATGAGCCTGTATGCCATGAAGCGGAGTCAGCCCCACGTATGTGATTGACACAGCCTACGATAACAGGGAGCTTGCCCCCGATGTACTGGACGACAACGAGGTCACCGTCACTTTCCATCACGTTTTGCCAATGTCTATTTGGGTCTTGGGCATCTGGTCTACCAGACGCCGCCTTTAGTGTGACCTGTTGACCGCCAGCCGTACCTTGGTATGGAACGACTTGCGTTATTCTCTCTAGCGTGACTTGGTAGCGCGGAACGTAAACGTCGTACTCTGTAACAACACCGTCCCTAGTACCATCATCATCAGGGTAGTATAAACCAATGACCAAGCCTAGCTCTGCGCCAGACCACCCACCAGTCCGAGAGCGAGATCGTATCTCAGCTCGCCTACGTACCCAGCTTTGTAGCCTACCACCGTCTTGCCATAGACCATCTCTTCGTGACATTAGAACACCCGTGGTAGATCCCTAGTGGACTCGAATTCGTAGCCTCTAGAGAGTGCGATGTCAGTATCGAACTGACCGTTCTGGCCTGTGTAACTCCAGTCGTACCCGTCAACGTAGAAGATCCTACGTGTGCCAGAAGCGAATACACCTTCGTGGCTACCTATGTTGACGATCATACGCCCACCTAGATACATACCACGAACGAACTTGTGTATCTGCATATCTCCAGTTAGGACCTCAACCTGGTCAAGGCCCGCCCTCTGAAGCCTCTCGTTCCACTCTCGCATCAACTCAGGTGAAGCTGTTGGTACTGTCGGAGGAGTGTTATTCGAGCTATTGTCTGGCCAACAAGCGGTTTGGTCCTGATATATCCGCATACCATGACGGCGAATCATATCAAGAGCCCGTGGTCTGTCAGCGTCGAATCCAGTCAACCCTGTAGCCGCCCTAAACTGCGAGCGGTCTAGTGACGTTGGTTCGATCCATGACAGGTTGTAATGATCTGAATCCGATATACCGACATTCAACATTGCCAAGTCATTTAGACTAAGCTCTGGTCCATCAAGGGCTGTTAGCTCGTCAGGAAACAACGGACGCCTCATCAGTATCATGTGCGGGGCGATGTCTTGGAATAGCTTACCAACAGCGTCAGATACAGCGTTGGCCGCACCAACAACGTCGTCAAAAGCTGACTCCAAGTAACCACCTTGTACAGTCCTGAGAAGGTTTCCGTTGGCCTCACTTATATGGCTAGCCCCATCAGCAGTGATTCGCCTCACGTCATATATAAGGGCGTTCATTGGGGTGTTAGCCCACTCGTCAATGAAGCGTGACAGGGGAAGACCAAGCATGTTGACCATACCCTGTGGTGTCGAGAACGTCCTGTCCGGTAAGTTCTCAAACTTCATCTTTATCAAGTGCCACAATGGTGTCCTCGTTTGAGGTAGTTCAAACTGCCCCATTATAGCGTTGATTGGTGTCTGTCCAGCGGAGGCTGTCGTGTCAGTGTATTGTGTCCCGTTGGCCCCAGTAAGCGACGCAACAAGACGGTCGATATCCTCTTGGGCCATAGACTCACGAGTACGAAACTCCGTGGCCTGACGCTGAAGAAACTCCTCAGTCCCCTCTGCGTCAAGAAACGTCTGTACAACGCTAGCAATAGCCTCACCAATCTTTGGTATGGTTTGGTTGTCAACCATAGCCCTTATAGCTATGTCGTACATTGTAGCAATGTTGATCGCGGAGGACACCCAAGCGTCACTGATACACGACGTGTTTTGAAATGCCTTTTCCCAACCACTACATGAAACGTGTATGGTCCAGTAAGCCGCGCCAGTAGGTGGGGCATTCATTGTTGAACGAACATCGTCAATGAAACCCATAAACAATGGTTCCGGCGGATCACCATCCATGGGGTCAACAAAGATGAACACCCAATCGTTAGGGCGCAAAACATCCATGTAGCCCTGGTCAGTTCTATCGACAAACGACTTTCTACCGGAAGGCGTGTTCGCAACAACTGACCGAACCTGAGGTACACCTCGTGGGTATAGCTGAAGCTTACATCTTTGCATACCACCGAGTGACTTACTACCACTGGCGCTGACTATGTCCGATAGAACAACGAAAGGGCCAATAGACCAGGTCCAAAACAGAGCGAATACTCTGTGTCTACCATAGAAGGGCATCAATCCCTCCCCGCGTTACGACGTACAGCGTCAACACCAGGATCACCGGCGGGTAACCCGGACCTTATCTGCTGGACCCTTTCCACCAGGCTACCCTGTGCAGCTGCTACTTCCTCAGATGCCGACCTTCTCTCTCTCACGTAAGATTCCACAGCGCCAGAACGTCGCCGCTCTGGCGCTTGGCCAGCTCTAGCCGCCCGTATGGTTGCGTTCTCTGGGATCAGTGGTTCCTCAGTAGGAACTTGAAAGTCTGGACCTAACTCTTGGACAGACTCCCACAGAGTACCAGCCATCAGCCTGATATACTGCTCTGGCGTAATCTGTCCACTACCTAACTGGGAAGCGCCAGCCTCACGAGCCGCATTGATCGCTTGAATTGATGTACCAATTGCTGAAGTTCTCATGAGTCGGGCTGTGGCCCTCGTCTCTGTCATTTGGGCATTGTAGAACGTCCTGGCGTCAGCCGCCATCTCAGCGGAAATAGCGTATTGTTGTGCCGCAAAACCAGCCTGAGCCCTCATAGCCCCAAGCTGTTCTCTCATGATAGCCTGGCCGCGTTCGTTGACGTCTCGCATCGTATCAGCGAGGTCTTCGTCGCCTGTCTCAGTAACACCGATAATGTCCTGGAGAAGGGCAACCATCTCCTCGTCAGTAAGGTCTCTACCTTCAGCTCTCGCCTGTTGAATCGCGCCACCACCACGTTCGACAATGTCACGAATCATCTCAGGTGTTGCTTCTTGTCCTGTGATACCCTGGAACAACTGTTGGACACCAACAGCCGCCCCGTAACGTGTGCTTGATGAACGTAGAATGTTTCTCATGGCTGGGGCCATCAGCTCCACGCCAGCCCCAAATGGGTCAGCCTGTGCCTCTATAGTACCACCCTCACCATAGATCATCTCGTACATGTCCCCACCAAACCGACCACGGTTCGTTGAGATAAGTTGCGACATAGACCAAGGGTCGCCACCACCCGAGAGTAGGGAACGGGTCATTTGACCACCAGCTCCCATGATCGGGGCTAGGAACCTACCTGCGGCTTGTAGACCAACCCCGCGCGTTCTGGCGACGTTTGCTGTCGTGGCGGATACGCTGTCTATAAGGTCTCTCATTTGATCCTGGCGAATCATACCAGGACCACTGATTGCGATACCGACACCGGAGGAAACAGCCTGGGCGAACTCCGGTAGGCGTCGGCCAAAACCAGAGGCCACAGCGTCAGTCATGACACGAAGCATAACGCCTTCGCGTGTCTCAGCCGACCCCATAGGTCCGCCAAGCTGACCACCACCGCCAATGTTCACCAGACCACCGATTGCGGAACCAAGACCACCCATGTTGAGACCATAGGCTCGCGAAAACGCCATGGATGTTCTTAGTGTGTCATCTGTTAGTGGACCACCGCCAAAACCTTGTGCTAGAGCTGAAAACTCTGGTCCTATCTGATCTGGTCCGTAGCCGAATGAGACCGGGCGTGCTCGTCTGATCGAACGTAGATCAAGACCGTATTGGCCAACGGAAGCCATGGACGCCGAGGTCGACAGGAAGCCGGGATAGCGCTGCATCCCCTCTGAGATGTAGCGCCCCATCATACCTGAGACCATCTGACGACCAATCTCCGCGCCACCGATCTGTCCTGCTACTTCGCCAAGGCCAGCGGGTAGCCCCATTGTACGAGCTACGTCAGCGCCAAGATTACCGCCGATACCCACACCACCAGCGGCACCAAAAGCGCCACCGATTACTTGTGACATCAAACCGGCTGGACCTTGGCCAATACCACCCAACATACCGCGAACAGCGCCGTATGTGCGTGCCATATCGGTAGCTGATAGGCCCCTGTCAGCGTTTACACCACCAGTAGCTTGTCCGCCTTCAGCTAAACCGGCTAGGACCAGACTATGCCTCACTCGGTTACTGGTATCACTACCAAATAGGCCGCCGAGGAGTCCATCGGAGCCCTCCTCTCCTGTCCCTGTAAGGAACCCAGAAACCCCCCGGAGGGCACGACTCACCCCATAGCCGACACCAGCGGTACCTAGCGCCCCAAGCGCAAGGGTTCCACCAGTACCCAACAAGCCCATTAGTCCGCCGCCACCAAAGAGGCCCATTAGGCCACCCAGACCGCCACCACCGCCAGCAGAACCGCCAGCGCCTAAACCACCTGTTGACCCAAGACCAGCTTGTAAGCGGGTTGACGCCATTGATTCACGGATGGACTGTGCGGCATCCTTCGCGTCTTTGAAAGAGCCTGACAGGTCTTTCGCCAAGTCGCGAAGCTCGGCCATGGGGCGAACCATGTCGGACAGAGCGCTCTGCATGGACTGTAGCGAGGTGTCTACGTCGTCGAAACCTTGTTGTAGCTCTTGTACCTGGCTCTCAAAGGCACTTTCCAGGTCAGCCATATCGGCGTCGAAACCTAAAGTTACTTCAATTTCCTCGTTAGCCATTAGAGCCTCTCATCCGTTCTTCGATTGCACTAAGAAGGTCAACCTCGTCCGGGAACTCGTCATCGTCCGGGAAAGCCTCTACAGCTTTTTGCTTGATCTTATCCCGATCACTAGACTGTCCATCGGCCCACTCTTCTTCCATCGCATCGAAAACAGGGCTACCAGTCTTAGTTATTTCTACCCCCTTGTGTACGACCTTTCGCACAGGTCTACCGTCTACACCTAGCTCAAGTCGCTCATCTTCGATAGCGTCAGCTATCATCTCAACAAGCATATCCTCGAACGTGTAGTCAGTAAGCCTTGGGTCTGTTCTGGGTAGGTTGTACTTCTTCATGAAGTAACGCAACACATGATCGTTCTTTAGGTGATCCTGGGCCGCGTCAAACAGATCGTCTGGGATCGTTTTGTCAGTGCGTGGGGCTCCGAGAACCCCGCGTGTCTCAGTCGCCGTCTTCCTTCTGTGAAGACTCTTCATTACGAAAAGGCGCAGCCTTGTCCCGCGCCTTTATCATCTTAGAGCCGACGTGGAGGATGACACGAGTGTCCGCGACAGACTCATCTGCTGTGAGTTCCCCCCACCAATCGGGGATGTTCTCACCACAGACAGTCACCGTCGCGATAGTCGTCATCAAGACCTCGAACTGCGAAGACGTGAAGTTCTCGCCTTGGTTCATACGCGACAGCGCCGCGCTGATAGCCCCGAGGTCTCCAATGTCAGGACGCCTCATGTGAAAGGTGCCCTCGTACTGTCGCCCGTCGAGACGTGACTTGATGTCAACGTGGAAGCTGTATTCTTTCTTCAGCATCTTACGGCCCTCCGTAAACGAAAAAAGGGTGGGGCGGTTCCTGGCCGGGCGCTTCGACCCTAACAAGGAACCGCCCCACGAGAACAAGCTGGGGCGTTAGCCCCGCACCCGGTAGGCGAACCATCCGGGGGGATTGATCTGTCTCAGATCAGATGTCAGCGGTCCCTTCGTCAGAGAAGAAGATCGCGACGAACGTGCAGTTGGTCGCCACCAGACCGCGAGCCTGGATAGCGATGTTCCTGGTACGGGGACGGACCCTGTAGATCTTGCCCACAGGAATATCCAGGTACGAATCCCAGATCTCCGCCGTCATCTCGGGGAAGTCCACGAGAATGTTTTTGTGCTCGTCGGGCGTTCGCCCAAGCTGGGGCCACAACCCAGAGGCTACGAGGTCCTTCTGTGGAACCTTGTAGATCTGAGCCTGCATCTGAACAGTGTAGCCGGTCGTGACATGTTCCGCCGGATGGATCATGTCCAACACAACGGCAGGTTCCTGAATGATGTCCTCTGTGATGGTAACGCCCATGGCCCAACCAACACGTACACCATTCAGAAAGAACCTAGCTCGTGAGCCAGTGAGGATATTTTGTGCCATGACTCAATCCTCCTACGCCAGAGCCGTCGGGAGCGTCGCCCGGAACTCGTTGAGCGCCCAGTTGATGCCCTGTGTGAAAGTGATCTCTCCGTCACAGTAGAGTTGATCACCGGAAAGCCAGACAGAGATGTCGCGGTACGGAGGAACGGTGTTACCCTGCTCATCGGTCCCCTCAATGAGGAGAACGTCGGGGTCGTTAGTGTTGGAGACCGCCCTGAGTACGTCGAGGACTCTCCCCTTGTACGCATTGGCGGATCGTACACCACGACCTTTGTGGCCGATGAACGGGCGCTCAACGTTTCGCCGCAGAAGACGGTGGAGCCACAGGCGCGACTCGACAACCTCCAACATGATATGGCCATCATTGTCAGAAGTCTTGTAAGTCGTGATGCCCTTGGCGAAGCGGATACCGACACCGGGGTCCGCCTCCAAAAAGAGGAGACCAGCGTTGATCGCGGCGGCGAAGTCTGCGCTCTCGTCTGGGTCGAAGTCAGTAGCGACTGACCGGAAGTCATACGCTCTGACATACTTGAACGTCAACGGTGTACCGATGGGAGAGCCCGCCATGATAGCCGCCGCAGCGACAGCCATACAGTGAGCCCCCATCCATTGGATGGTACCGGAAGGCCCCTCTCTGTACACCTCGTTCTGAGTGACTGCGAACCATTCGTTGTTGTAGCTCGCGAAGTCCGAGACCAACTGAGCCAGAGTCAAGGTTGAGGCGTGATTCCAGCAACCGAACCCCTGACACTCTGATCTTCCTCCGATTGGGTTACGCGCGTTCAAGCTGTCAGTAATCCAACCGTTGACTGACGAGAGTGCGATAGCCCCACCAGCTCCATACGTAGCGTCCGAGAACGCCGACGCCAGAAACCGACAGTTGATCTTCTTTGCGACTTTGAGGGCCGCCTTGATGGTGGTCTCCGTCGACTCTCCCTGAGTACCACCAGCGAGGTAGGTTGTAGTGAACGTGTCAGGCACGTAACCACCGAGCCATGTAGCCTCAACGTACACAGAGTTGGCGTTGATCCATGTGACCATGTCGTAGGACACGCCAAAGAACGACGCCACGCCAGCAATAGCTGTAGCGGCGAATTCATCCATGTACGTAGCCACTACTTCCGCTCGCTCGGGGCGGAGTACAGTAGCCTCGTAGATCTGTGCACCGCCGAACTGGAAGGAGTTGATCTCCGCCACGAGTTCCTGGATCGTCTTGCCAGTGGCGGTGAACGTAGTGTCCTCACCAGCGGTGTCAGAGTCCATAGTGAGCGTAGTCCCGTCGAAAGCCGCAGTAGCCGTTGGGCCAGTGAAACCGGCGGCGGGACCGATAGAGATCCATTCGTCCGTACCAGCGACAGCGAACACACCAGAGGCGTCGCTTGAATCTTGCTCGCCAATGTTGGGCGCGTTGTCGCGACCAACGACGATCTTGATACCTGTACCAGAGGCTTCGACCTTGGCCCAGGTTTGGTTGCCTTTGAGACCCCAGATAAGGTCTTGGATCTTGAGCGCGTCGTTGGCCGACGCGTCTTTGAGAGTAAGCTCGGCTTGCCCACTCTGATTCGTCTTGATCACGTACACCTTGTCACAGCCGCCGATGGGGACACCATCTTCGTCTTGACCGTCGAGTGCAGGACCAAAAGCGAACCGAGCGACCTCGGCGAGATACCCAGACTGGAAGGTGTCTATCATCTGTTGGGCACTGGTGAACACATGGTACACGGGGTCACTAACCGAAGCTTGGGGCTTCCCCGCGTCCGCTTCCCCAATAATGGCAATCGCTCGCTCCGCCCCGAGGTCGAGGTTTGTGAGCGCTGACATATTGGTGAAGGTGTATGCGCCAGGCCGGTAGAGAGTCTGACCCTTCCACCGGATGTTCCTTGGCATTCGTTATACCTCACCACATTCGGGGTCTTCACCCCATGTTACTAGGTCAGTTTGGAATTGAAGTGTCGTACTGCCTGATCGTCCTGGCGTGTTGGCGTCAAGCTCAGCGTTAGCTCCTCGGAGCCCGCTATCAGGCGGCGGTGAAATGTGCTTGTAAGCCACCCAATCAATCAGACCACTGATCGTGATTTCTGATCTGTATCCGATAGCCGGACGAATCTGATCCCACAAGGACATGCTGCGAAAACCGAAGTCAAGGTCGACCAAACCCGCTTCAAGGATCTCGTCGTGTTTTAGCTGAAGCTCTCGCCAAATCAGCCCTTCTAGGAACAAGGTCAGCAATGGGTTTTCGGTCTCGATAAAGACCACGCCATTGAACCGGAACGTGTGGGCGTACAAGTCACCGCCAGTTAGCCCATACGAAGCAAACCTAGTAACAACTAGGCTGTCACCCGCTACAAGGGGTGAGGCCAGAGTTATCCGACGCGACGCCGAATCCACACTGAACTCGTCCTCGTCTGCATCTAGCTCGATACGCTGACCACCACGTATGACAACAACGTCAACAGAGGACGAGATCAACTCACCTGTGACGGGCAGCTTGTAAACGGTTTCACCGCCTACGGCTGACTCCTCTAAAACCGTCTCGGTCTCGACAGGGTTGATGTCCTCGTCAACAGCCCCAGCATCATCCCCAATAATTGGGTCCTCTGAGGGCATTGTCTCTCTCATGACAGTGATCATCGGTAGCTGTTGACGCTCAACCGGGAATCGTAAGGAAACTGACGGGGGTCTTTGCTGGAGTTTGTGGAGACAGGAGTCCACCTGATCGTTTGTCAACGTGGCGAACAGCCGCTCCTCTTGCTCATACTTCGCGTACTCACCTTTACCAAACACCTCTGGTAGGTGAGACAGCGCCGCGTGAAGAACAATCTGCGGGATCGTGATACCCGCGTTGTCCCTCACAGGCCGTAGGTATCGGGGACGAAGTTTCCTCATCTTATTGCCTCGCTAACATAGCTAGCGAGTTTCTCCCGGACACGCTCAACAACATTGGCCCCTTTGAAGCCTGGATGTTTCCATCCTTTGCTATTGGCTGTGACGGTACGGAACTCAGGCTCAGACTGGCCCGGGAGCTGAAGCGGGATTACCCTGCTAAACTGTCCCTTCAAAAGCCCAGGCTTCATGTCAAAGGACTTCCATCCTGTCTCAAGCAGCCTAGCCACTTTGTCTAGAATGTAGGCTCCTGGCCGAGTCTTGTATGGTGTGATCGCGTGTAGGTACCTGTTCTTTGCCCTAGCGGACAACCCAGCTCGTTCAACCTCGTTACGCCAGAGTTTCACAGCTACGTTAGCTATGTTCCTACGAGAGCGTGCGAGTTTACCACGAGCCACATTGGCCAATGAACCTTTGATGGTGAAGCGGGCTTTCATGAGCCCTCCCCAGAGTCGACGTCGCCGCGCTGCGAGACATCTTTCTCGAACCTACCAGACCAAATATCAGCTCTGACAGCGCTACAGGACTGAGGCATCTTTACCCACTCCTCCGAGCCATCCTTCGAGAAGGCCGTGGACATTTGTCCACGAAACGCAGAGGACAGGGAGTCAATGATGTAGTATGGAGACGCCATGAAGACACCACTAATGATGCTCTGATCCCACACAACACCCCTCTCTGGAAAGCGAAGGATGTTTTTCTTTCTGTCAAGCTGGTAGTCTGTGCCTCGGTTCAAGACACGTATCTTTAGAGTCGTGGGTTCGTTAGTGACAAGAGAGCGGACGTCCTGTACGTCAAACGGAAGTCTTATGCCCTTCATCCTGGCGTGGTATCGCCTAACGTGGCGGATAGGAACAATCGTCCTATACAGGTGAAGCCTATCCCCCTCTGCGATAGTCACGTCAGAGGGCGTCACGACTCTTATTTGGTTAGTCGACAGTGTACCCTCGGGAATGTAAGAGTCCGATGCGCCAGACCCCATCACTGGGGCCATGATCTCAATCGGATCACCTGGATAAGCGTAGCCTGTTCCGCTACACTCCGGGCAATCAACAACAGCTTCTCCAGACCCACCTTCCCGAATGGGTTTGATACATGGACAGATGACATGTGGTGTGAGCTTTATGGGCGTACCCCGCTGACGCAACAGAGTGTTGAGCCACGGAACCTGTTTCGCCAGATCGAATCTCATAAATGAGTTCGGAAGACGGGGCAGATTCAGACGGGGGAGCCCATTATCGTCTTTCGACATGGTGAGCCTCCCTAGAGGAGTGACCAGCCAGCGCCGGGCCGCAAAGCGCCAAAGATACCAGGCGGAACGGGCGACCAACCTGATACCTGGCTAATCACCCCACTAGGGGGGCTCACCCGGCACTCACAACAAAGCGATACCTGGCCTTCTCCACTGTTTCTGAAGTGTCTGGATGAGGCCAGGAACGCCCTGTTCCCCATACAACTCTCTACGGTGCATGATGATCCTGGCCGAGTAAGCCGCGTTCTCAGCGGAGGATGTCGTGTTGACTGACGTCGACACGCCATCCACTGACCCTGAAATGCTAGCGATACCGGCTCCAAGGACAATGTCCCCAAGGATGTTGAGCGGGTGAATAGCCGCCCGAAGTGAAACAGCGCGAATTATGCTCTGTCTCATTCGGCGGTCCTTCCCATTCTCGTCCTTCATCCCCTCAATTCCAGCATCGTACTCTACCCTAATCAGAGACGGAGCCCTGTGAGCTTTCACAACGCCAGGGAACAGAAGGGCGTAGTATGGGTCGTAGTTATTGCTAATACCCAACATAGGAAGGATATTGACAATACCGAACTTTGACCCCGAGCCGTGGATCTGAATCAGATCAGAAGGCACATCCCACAAGTCCTGACCTTGTTCACCATAAGTCAGCTTCAAGCTGTGAACACGAATAACAGGGTACCTACGAAGATTCACTTGCATGAAGTCCTCGAAAGTGTCCATGTCGTAGTCGTGTCGTTCAACGATGTGCTCATCAAACCTTATGGCGACATCCAGTGTGTCCTCCAACCAGTCAATAGACTCCTCGATTGCCTGTTGGATAACAGAGTCGGGGATAGTCTGTGACGGGTTCTGAGGATTGGGAAGCGCGACCTCTCCGGTCTCAGGGTCTTCTAGGTATATGCCAAAGAAGTGTTGACGAACCAACCACTGAGGGGTGAGGTCCTTTAGTAGCATCTACCGCCTCTTCGTCTTCTTGGGCTTCTTGGGCTTCAGCTTCGGCTTCGGCTTCGGCTTCGGCTTTTGCTTTTGTTTCTTGGAAGGTATCTTGACAACAGTTTTGGATTCAGCCTCATCACCATCCACAACCTCGCCAACAGTAACGCCCGGGAGGTCTTCATCGGAAGGCATGTCTTCTACCGACACAGCCTCCGTGACAACCTCCGTGGTAGGCGCAATAGGCTTCACAGGTACAGACGGTGTGGGAGCTGGCGACTTTTTGTTTTTTGTGAGAACGCCATAGCTTTTGTACATGTTAGCAATGACAAAAGCCGCAACATCGTCACTTACCGGGTCGCTTACTTCATACCCATCGTCACCTTTGCGAAGTGTAACGACCTCACTACCAATCAACAAGGTGAATGGCTCGGAATCTCGCCGATGTGAGGGCGCTTTCGCCTTTAGTCTTTTCACGGGTGACCCCCTAAATGTCCGTATCGGGCAGGGCGTCAGGAATAGTGGCCGACGGATCTGTCAACGCGCCAGCGGAAATGGCGGCAACGTCCGCTGTGGCCAACGGTGTGTGAACAGCCAAACGTCGAGGGTACCCCTGAGTAAACCATGCAGTCTGAACAGCGGTAACGCCGTTTGTGAAGTTCTCCGGGATCTGAATCACACCAACGCCGACCTCACCAGACGGGACACGAGGGGCCTCGACAGGAGCCGCAGCCGCTACCGCCGAAATCGTCTGTGACAAAACACCAGCGGAAGAGACACCGAGCGTAATAGCTCTGTACTCTCCAGCACCAGTGTCCGCCCCAGCGCCGCCAGCGTCAATCTGGGTGTCCTGAGTGGCAGCGTACACAGCGGCTAGGTACACACCATTGACCACAGCGTCGATAGCCGTACCATTCTCAAACTGTGTGTTACCGCCGCCACCAGTATTCTGCTTCCAATCAGGGTCAACCAGAATCTGGTTGAACGCCTTGTCCTCCAAATCAAGGAGACGATCTGCGATGTCGCCACCAGAGACAAGAAGCGCCCTGATAGCTGAGATAAGGACTTGGTAGTCCCCCGCAGTATTGAGTCGAGTCCGAAGCTCGTTGACGAGGTCTTGAACTCCACCACCAGAAGCGAGGGAAGCGTGAAGCTCACGCATGAAAGTCGTCCACTGGTAGAAACGTGTACCCAGCGTGTACTTCGCGAACGGGTACGGCCACTTGTTGAGAGCGGCCACGCTCTTAGGGATTCCGGGCATTCTTTCCTCCATCGACGTGTGATTATGGGGCGACCCAATACAAAGTGATCTGAATTGGATCGCCACCATAACCACAACATCAGGGGCAGAGAACTAGTGGTTACTGTCAGACGGTACGACGCCCGATGTTCTTGAACATCACCCAACGGTTGGGGATACGCATGATGAGCGCCACAAACATGACGAGAGCGAACCGCTCGGCCAGCGCAAGGGCCGGAAGAGGGATTCGGGTGAAGGGGAGAAGCTGCGACATGTGAAGAACGTTCTGGTTGAGTTCGCCGAAGAACGCTCGTGACATACCAGGCATGTCCGAACCATCGTCGTCCCAAACAGTGGTCGCGCCGGGGGTGAGAGCGGAAACCGGGAGGCGCTTTACGCAGCCCCACGGAGAGGCGGTACCGTCGGCGTAGGTATCTCGGCGGTAAATCGAGATGAAGGCCGGAGCGTTGACGAATCCAGCAGGGTTCGTGATTGTGATCCGAACCTTCTTCTGTCGGTCGGCGTAGGGAACCGCAATGCTAGCCGGGCTCGACAGAACCGGGACGCCCTCACCGAACTTGTTGCCGAAGGACGCCTGGTACTCAGCCTGGCCCGCGGAGCCAGCGCCAGCCGAGTTGAGGCCGAGGCTGTTGCCCCAGTCACCATCGCTGGACGCGATGAGGCCGGTGATGGCGACGGACGGATCAGGGGAAGGCGCGTTCAACGCAGCCTGTGTCGGTGGAGTCTCGCGAGTGAGACCCTTGTACAAGAAGAGGGGGCGAAGCATGTAGTCGCCACCAACCGTCATGAGACGGTCGACCTTCATACCAGCGGCAATTCCGCCACCCGCGACGGGGGTCGGAATGAACTGCTGCTTGAGGTAGCTCGCCGAATAGTCTTCGAGAACCTCGGTCGGAGCGTAGATGTGGGAGCCGACACCATAGTTTGACACAACAACCTGACCGGCGTTGCGAATGTGGCCCTCCTCCAACGGCTGGCCGTGGAGATTGATCACGTTGTCAGCGGGGGCATCGCGCTCTACGTAGGTCTCCAAGCCGTCGATCTCCTCGAACTCCGCCCCAGCGACGCCAAGCTTGGCGTTCCCTTTGAACAGAGTGCGTTCGAGATTCGACAGAAGCCAGAGAGTACCAGACTGGGTGACCTCATTACGCTGGTCAACCAAGGTCCGAACCAAAAGGAACGGCATCTTGATCTCACGAACGTCGCCGAGGAACTTGATCAGACCGACTTGACGGTCATAGTCGCTGTCGTGCGAGAGAGGAAGCTCACCGGACGAGTACCACCCGCCCATCATGTCGCTTCCAAGAGAAGTGCGTCGCGCGTACTCGATGGCTGTCGATGTAGCCGCAACTTTGGGAACGTCGTTGTAGAACACGATGTGGCGATTCTGTTGTGTGAGAATCGCGAGAGTGTTCTCCAAGAACTCAAGACGCCAAGCTGCGCCGCCCGCCTGGGAAGCGCCTCCGACGTCGTAACCTGAGTCAATGGCTTTACGGAGCATCTCGAACTCGTCGCCACTCATGGCTCCGAACCCACGATGTCCCGCTGCCAGGGAATCGCCGAAATTCATTGAGTTGTCCTCCCGAAACTGATGATCGGATTTCGATCAGGGTTTACTCCGATTGTGTTGTTGCTTGTCAGCCCGCCGCGACCCTGGAACGCGCGGCCATGGAACGCCGACCAGTCGCCGTCTGTGCTGAAGCCTCGCGAGAGGCCGCCAGAACGGCCTCTCGCGAACGTGCCTCACGGTCCCGGGCGGTGGCGGCGCGGTTCCGAGTGATCACGACCTTCGCGAGCTGGTTCTGGAAGCGATTGATGTCGGCCTGGTTGCCCTCACGGCGGGCCTGAGCCAGAGCATCTCGAATACCGGGCTCTCGGGCGTTCGCCTCGGCGACGGTCCACCCAGCGTGAACGAATGCAGTACGATTCATTGTTTCCTCCCCTAGTGGGAATTTTCGTGAAAGCGGCCCGGCTTTTACGATGTTTGGATACCGCCCTATCTCTAGAGCTTCTGCGACTCGATGAGCCCCTTGACGATTCGCTGACCGCCAGGCGACAGCGAAGGGATGAAGTCCTCGACCTCGACAACACGCATCGAAGAACCGCCACCCAGAGAGGACTCGGCCTTCATGACATCGTCAGGGGTGCAAGCCTCATCCTTGGAACCTTCAACCAGAACACGGACCACGTCGGCCTTCGACAGTGTAGCCCCCTCCAGGGGATTCACCTGCGGAGCGTCGACAGGATTGTCCGTCTGAGCGTCGAGGACTTCCTGGGCCTCACCCTTCGAGAGCGCAGCCTTACGAGGTCGAGGAACCGCACCAAGCGACACAATGGCCTCGCTGAGATTCTCAAGCTTCTCATTGAAGCCCTTGAGAACGTCTCCGAGCGCAGCCGTAGCCGCCATGTTGTTACCGACAGCTTGAGCGAGAAGCTCGACGTTGGCGTCCTGGTTTCTGGCCAAGGACAGCATGAAGTCGTCAGCCTGAATCAACTCAGCGACGTCGTCTTCCGCCTTGATCATGTCAATCTCGACGTCACTTTTCTGCACGTCCTCTTCCTCTGTCTCGACGACCTCTTCCTCGGGCTCCTCACCCTTGAGAAGATCCATAGCGCTGTCGATGTCGTTAGCGAAGTTGCTCATTGATTTCTCCCATGGTGGTGAAGTCTGGGCTACTCGCCCAGTCCGAACACCTTGAAGCAGTCTGTCAGCGAAGCTTCGCTGACAAGGAATGTGTAGAGGGCGGACTCAGCTTTTGTGAGCCTCCCCCCACGCGTACCGGAGATATTGACAAGTGCTGTTCCGATCTTGTGAAGCTCCCCGCTCTTGTCGAGCTTACCAAGGAGCTTAGCGTTTTGTTCCGAGAACGCGACGAGGTCTGCGTAGTCGCCTTCAACCTCTTCCTTCCTCACAGCGGCTCCTCCCTTTTGGTCGGTACCACCGATCTCGAAGCCTGAGCCGAGTGCCTTAGTGATGGCTGACGTAACGAGCCCTTCGACTCGCTCGATGATCTGATCCCGATCACTGTCATCAAGAATTGGGGCAAACCTGTCAGACGCCCCGTCCTCTTCGTGGACAATAGCCTTGACCAGCGCTTCTGCCGTTGTATCCGTGTTCTTCGGAGTCGGCGTCAGAGCGATGTTCATCACCTTGGCCTTTTTGATTGCGCCTTTAGGCCCCACCGCGAGTTTCTTTCCCTCGAGTGACAGCCCAAGAGAGCGGCCAGTACCCTTGAGAGATCTGCTGAGTTCCCAAACTTCTTTGGCGAAGCTGTGATCCTTCAGCAGTTCAAACTCAGTGTAAAGCCCCTTCCCGAGGGATTCGCCCCTGTCGCGAAGCTCTGCCACCTTTGGGATTCCGATGATCTTGTGACTCTGGTGGTTCCAGTTGATCCAGCCGCTCTTGAGCAGCGGGTCGACGTCCAAGCCTTCCTGGATAACTCGCTCGCCATCGGCGTCAAGGTTAGGCGTAGAGGCCCAACCAAACATCCTCATCTCGTTGCCTTCACCGGCTTTGAGGAAACCAACGTCGTCAAGCGTACACACCATGTCAAAGCGTTCTGAAGACATGTATAATACCTCGTGGAGGCGCATCAACCGCGCCCAAGATGTGCGTTTGTGTAGAGAAAGCGAACTTAGGTCGCCCGGCGGAGGTTACTACGTCGGGGTGTTTGTAGCTTGGTGACTCGGCAACTTTTTTCTGTTGACGAGTCTCGTCAGATGGTAGTGAGCCGCGATAGGCGCTTAGCGCTTCCCTGTATGCGTCTTGATAGCTGTCAAGGACCGCCTGTCTAGAACGTGGGATAGGCTTACCATCCGACTTCATCTTGTGCTGAGACTTTAGCTCCCTCACAAGGCGACTCCTGGCGTCAATGTAAGCCTGACGTACCTCTGATACATGTTCTGCTGTAGGCGGTATAGGTGTGTGAACAGCCTCACCGCCTTTCGGGGTATCGTACTTAGGCTTAGTCGGTATGCCCATACGCTTATAGGCTGACCACTCACGCGCTATAGCTTTCGCTGTCACTGGGTCAATCGGCTTGACCTCGTTAGCACTTGGTTTATCCACGCTAACGGCGACGGCTCCTGTTCGAGCCTTCTTGGTCTTCGCCGGAGGACGAGCGCGACCTATACTAGTCGGCGGTTTGTCGTAACCAGCAACACGAGCTTGGTGAGACATTGATTGCGGAGGGGCCTCTGGAGGAATCTCCGACGGCGGTTTGAGAGTAACGGACTCAGCCACATCACCATGGTAGTACCCATGATGTTCTTGCGGTATATGAATCGCCTCTGGCTTACCCTGAAGGGACGGTGGAACTGGCGGTTGTTTGGGCGCTGTGACCTTTACAACCTGCTCCTTGGGTGTTTTGTAAACAACAGTCTGCGACCCGTCTTTGTGGTCGACAACCTGAGGCTGACTCACCCTCGGCCTTCCAGTTTTCGGCAGAACTCTCGAAACCTCCTCGTAGTGTTCCTCGTATGTCTTACCTGAGTTTGAAGCAGTCTGACCACGGTACCTAGCCCCCCTCGCCGTAACCCTGCCCTTTTTCTTCCGGGTGACAGTGTATATGTCATCCCGAAGAACGGGCTCTTTCGTCTTACTGTCGCGGATTACTTTGCCGTTTTCATCCCTGGCGTAAGCCTGAGAGACTGACGTCAAAGCGTGGAGGACATTACGAACTTCCGACCGTCTACTTGCTACACGGTCGGAGTTACGCGCCATGTTGTCGTGTATAGCGCGTATGACGGAAAGGACTTGGTCAGTAGATATGAAACGAAGGAACGGATGGTGCATCTCAGCGCTGGCTATTATCTCAGGGTGGCCGGAAGGGTCTAGAGCTGATGACGGGTCTTTGGCCCCCATCGCCTGCTTGAAAGCCTGGTCAGCTTCATACATTATGATAGAGTGACTGTCAAACACAGCGTCAGTAGAGATGTTGATATCGGCCAAAAACCGTGCGTACTCTTCGCCAAACCTAGACCCGTGAATGAGCCCATCCAATAGCGCCGAGTGAACCTTGACTGCGTCATACGACCTAGCTTCTAGAACAGCGAGCTTGCCCTGTAGGGACTTCAGCTTCCGCTTGTTCTTAGTCTTGGAGATCTCGTCTTTGAGCGCGGCGATCTTATTCAGATCAGCTTTGTCTTGCCCATACGAGCGGTTCATCCACTTCTCTAGCTCGTCAGCGCGGGGGTCCTTGCCAGCCTTTAGCTTCTCACTCCACCTGTCAAGAGAGCGTCGCAATTTCTTATTGAAGATAGGGAGATCGACCTCACGAGACCTCGCAACCGTACCACGAGGTTCTCTTTGGTGTTCTGTAATACCATGGCGGAACTCCCTGAGACGCTGATTGAAAGCCTTTCGTGTGCGATCTTTCCAGTCAAGAAAGGCAATGACCTCCTTGTACCTGACCTTGGCTTCCGCCAGTGCCTTCTTGGCGTTTTTCTTCTTCTCGCCCTTTGTAACCTTGACGCGCTCCTTCAGCTTTTTGACGCGCTCTGCCCGAGACTTAGCCTCAGTCCGAGTGAAGTCCTGTTTGCGGGTGACATACCGAATCTCACCCGAGGGTTCGATTTCTTCGTCTACCACATACTTACTCTGACCAAGTGGCGGGCCGCTAATGAACAGCTCAGGAGCATCCTCTTTGAGGTCTTTGACAAGCTGGAGTGTCGGTTTGTCCTTATCGAAGTAACCTCGTGTCCTCACCAGGTCCTTCATGCGCCTGACGTCTTCTAGCGCCGCCTCAACCATGTCGTCTGTCAAGACGGAGTACATGGGTATCGTCTTTCCTCGTTTGCCGTCCTCGTCAACCAAGGTCGCGTCGTGAACCAAGGGCTGGCGCTCACCCGGTTGTTGTTTAGGCAACCCGGGGGGGAAGATGAACTCGGTCTTAGTACGCTCCAGAACCTTAGTACCGTCCTTAGCCACTCTGGTACGTAGTCCATGTTTGCTTGGGGAGATCCTCTCCTCGTACTCGGCGCTGGTTCCAGGGTGGCGCGTTACAGTGACCTCAGCCGGAAGTTCGCCTGTCTCAAAAAAGACACGCGCCGCCTTGCGTAGGTCTGGATTGTCTAAGACCTCAGGTTTGAACACACTAGTTGTTCTACCGTACTTAGGCTCCGCTAGCTCTCGCCGCAAAGCTATGTGAAGCGCGGCGTCATAGTCAGCGCTCTTACCGATCCGCGACACGATGTCTTTGCTAAGGTATCGCGCCAGTAGCTTCCTGTTGGGGTTCCCCTCGGCGTCAACAGGGACACCAGGGAAGTTCAACATGCCCTCTGTGGCCATACTGGCTGGAGCCGCGTCTGGGTAGAACACCTCTGGGTTTGAGGAGCTGTAAGCTTCAGCGGCGGCTTTGCGTTCTTTCTTCAGCTTACGCTTCTTATTCTCCGCTGTGATCCGATGACGATCAATAGCCGACTCTTTCGCGCCTTCCTCTCGCATTCGGAGGATAGCGTTACCGACGGACATCTCGAACGGTGTGGTAGTAGAGCCCAGCTTCAGCTTACTACCAGACCAAGCTTCGATAGCTGCCTTAGCTCCAGGGTTGTCCTTGAGGTACTTGGATGTGATCTTTATCGGATCAACCAAGCCCTTCAGCCTTGACAGCTCTCTGCGACGCTCCTCGACCCTGTCATGTTCGTCATGGTAGTCTTGGTATGGGTCTATCGGGAGCCCCCGGAAGTACAACATATCAAGTATGCGAGCGTCCTCAGCGGTCAACACATACTGTTCACCGGGCCTCTGTCTTGACAGAGCCTCGAACAGCTCGCGACGAATATGTGCCGCTACTTCTAGCTTTTCTAGCTGGAGCGGTGACACAACAGAGCCGCCAGCGAACGTTGAATAAGCCCTATTGTTTGGCACAAGCTGGTCGAGGACAATAAGCTTACCGCTTTTATCCTCTTCGTACTTGACAGAGTCGGGCTCAACACGAGGAACCTCTGAGCCGTTCTTGCGGCGATAGACACCATGGCGATCACGATAGAAGTCCAAGCGTGATAACTCGGACTTGTCTATACGTACGGCATCACCTTCAGCGTCTCTAAGGGGCTCTCGCTTGAACGTACCGTCCCTATTACGAACCCACTCTTCGCGCAGGATAAGAGGCCCCTTAGGGTCATCCTTGATCTCACCTGTCCAGTGGTCTCGAAAGCCGCGCCTGATGTTCTTCTTTGCATCTCTTTCGTAGGTACGAACGCGAACAGCGGACGCCCCAACTTGACCCATGGTCTTTGGACCGCCACGATATTGCAGGTTGTACCACTGTCTAGCGTCCGAGTACAACTTACCAACAGGCATTCGCCTTGTCTGATCGGCGGAGTCTTCCTCGTCGCCTGATTGTGACTCGTCGAATAGCTCTAGCTCCAAGCCTTTTGTAAGTTGCTCCTTGATCCACGCCATGACAGCGTTCGGGTCTTTCTCCCGGATGGAGGCGGGGACATACTCTAGGAATTGCCCCTCCATCGTCTTCGCTGTTTCCATCATGTCAGCGAGAGATGGCTCCTCGAATACTCCGCGTGCCGCTAGCCGTCGCTGTGTATCGGCCATCAACAAAGCTAGCTTCTTGAAGACCCCATACGAACCTGACGTGTACTGTCGAATTGTTAGACTTGCAAGCTTATCGTCACCCTCGTTCTCACCCTTGATATTGAGAGCCTCTAACTCTGCAAAGTCGGAAGCCCTATTAGTTACGTGGTTCATTAGGGCGAGTACAGGGTCGACACTGTAGTCTTTGTAGCGTTTCCTGCCAAGGTCTGGTCCGTAGGACACTAGCGCGTCCATCATACCAGTCATGGCCGCTCCCATGACACGCTCGAAGTCATGCTGCGTAACACCTTGTATCTTGAGCGTCGTTCTAACGATGGGAACGATTGTATCCATAAAGCCACCAAGCCAAACCTTCTTTGCAAGGGTTGACCTGATGTCACCTTCTGGTAGAGATACAGCCGAGGGTATCGCGTTACCGTCACTGTCAAAGACAGCCATGCGAGCGCCCATCAACTCGGAGACAAGGGTGTCATACTCGACGGCTGTCAAGTAGCGCTTACCGCCAGGCCCCATCTTACCCATGAGGCTTTTGTCTGCCTTGTTGACTACACGCTTCCGCTGGCCCTTCGGCTGAATAGTAGTCCTGTGTACAGGAACTAGAAGCTCACCTGCTGCGACCTTACGCGACAAGGAGAACGCCTCACCACGGGCGGTCTCGGGTAGCGTCGGCTCCGACTTAGGCTCATCTGAAAACGGATGCTCTGTGACGTCCACAAGAGCGCCGTATGTTGACGGGTACATATCCGCCAACGTGTTCTTCATGTGCCAAGTTATGATACGCCTGATAGCGCGTCGTGTCGCTTCCCAGCGAGCCGTGTGATCGTCCTTCGATTCGTTGGGTCCAGGATTGGAAGACTGCTGGTCCTTCAAAAAGCCGAACATCTTGTTCCGCTCGGAAGCGAACTTAGCGTCTTCCTCAATGCGCCTGTTTATGATCTTTCTCAGATCATCGTCAGAAACATCTTCGCTGGGTAGTGACTGTACGAGTTTCTCAACACGCCGGTTCAGCTTTGCGATAACAGCGGGGCTTACCGTAAGCCCGAGGCCATCAACGTCTTCAGAGCTGATCTTCGGTTTTAGCCTGCGCTTTTTCTTACCGCCGCCAATATCTTCCAGGACCTCTTCATAATGCTCCTCGATGGAGCGAATAGCGTCCTTCAGGTCAGACGCTTGTCCTTTCAGCTTGTCGAGGTTCTTAGTCGGCTTACCTACTTGCTTGGCTACTACGTTCTCCTCGGCGATCTCCTTCTGTACAGCTTGGAGGTCTTTTCTGACACGCGCCAAATCATGAGGCGCGTGACCGAGGTTAGCTAGCAAAGTCTCAGCGTGTATTCTAGCGTCGAGTCGTCGCTGTTCATTCGGGTTTAGGAACTTGTCTAAGTCCCCCTCACGGATGTAAACGATTGCGGGATATGACCGCTCATTCTCACCGCGCCCTACGATATGTAGCTTGTCTTTATCGTGGTCAGGACCGACGTACTCTAGCTCGTGCGGGTCAACCTCACCGGGTTTCTTGTACACCAGCTTGGTATGAGCCCGTACCTTTCCACTGCCAGACACGAACACGCGAACAGGAATCAATCCTGGGCGTGGTGGTCCTTTTCTGGCCTTCATAAGAGTGGGCTCACTCATCCGAAAGCAGTATACCTTCACACCCTACTCCATCTTGACCCCTAACCCGCTCAACGGGTCATAGGTCACACGAGCTTTCTGCCCATACGGTATGATCGTATTTAGATCACCTAGATGCCCAAAGTCGACACCGCTTACCATCTGAAGGTCTGGGAACACAGCTTTGTAGTCATACAGTACATCAGACGCAAATGGTACGGAGCCGACAGCGAGGATACCATCGCTAATTGCCAGAGCCTCAACAACCTCAGTAAGAGCCGTAAGGTCCTCATACAGTGCGAGAGTACCGACAGCGTTGTTTGGATACGCGTCGTCAAACATAAGTACGCTGGGGTCTCTTTGGAGACGATCAACTAGCGCCTGTTTGACTCTGCGACTTGTTTGACGTAATGTACCTGGACAAACCGGGACAAGTTTGTACGTCTTAGGCTGTGGACGACCAAATCCGTTGACAATCTCTGCGGAATGGAAAGTTACGTTAGAGTTGGGAACAGTAGCCTGAGTCAACAAGCCATACATGTCTCTCAACCCCTCAGCGTCCATTGCGCCAAAGTCTACAACGTTTGGCCCATGGTAACAGTTTCTATAGCCCCACAGCCAAGCCATAAGTGGGTACACGGATGCGTCGGAGAAACCCATCACCATTGGGTGGTCTAGTCTGCCGCCTCTTGTAATGAGCGTATCTCCACTGAAGTACCTTGTAGTTCTGGCAGCGCCCGTACCGCCATCAGCGAAGAGGATAACATCGTCCCCGTCACTTCGTTTGAGGATACTAAGGAACATACTGAAGAGTTCGTGCGGTCGGCCATCAAGCCAACGATGTTGGCTATCCACCTGGGAAACCTCCACAGGCTCCCCCTCTTCACACGAAAGCTGCACCGCCCTTAGCCCTCTACGGAACTTCCCAACATCAGGTCGTATGCTACCTGATATGATGTAGATCATTCGGCCCCTCCCTGATTACCCTAGTTCATTATCACGGCTGGTTTCTTGCGTTTCTTACGATCTACCTTTGACTTGGACTGTTCCTTGTCCCGCTTCTCTTGTAGCTTCGCCAGTCGGCCCTCAGCGCTTTGCGCTTTCTTTTCCGCCGACTTCGCCCGCTTCTTAGCGGCTTCATGTCTAGCTTTGTGTTTCTTCGCGACAGAATTATGCTTATCTGTCAGCGTGGCGTAGCGTTCCCGCTTCGCCTTGGCGCGTTCATGAGCCACCTCGTACCCTTTGGCTTTCGCCTTACCCTCAACGGTAGAAACGTCCTGGGTCATCTGACCGCCACGCTCCATCTCAGCGCCAGCCGCCAAACTGCCTGTGGCCATTTGACCCATACTAGCAGCGGCTCGCTCCGTACCGGATGTGACGTGTCGTAGACCAACCAGCAGAACAGAAGTGGCCTTGAAGCCGTGAGCTACGAGCCCGTTGACTCGGAACCGCCTACCGTCCTTGTGGCGCTCTACCTCGTGCCCTTCGACCGTTCCCTTAGTCCCCGGTTTCAACTTACGAAGACCACCAACGATCTTGTTGAGCGTCTTTTTATACGCCTCACTGGCTTTGACTTGCTGTACCTTCTCTTTGACCTTTTCAACCCCAGCCTTGATGTCCTTCTCAGCATCGCCGACAGTGTACTTGGTTGTACGCTTGATGCCTTCTTTGACCCTCTCGCCAAGGGGCTTTTTCTGTTCTTCTTTTTCCTTGCGACCAACAAGACGCTCCTGGTAGAATGTCTTACCGCCGCGTGTGACCTTGACCTTTTCACGGTGCTTACCCAATTGTTGAGTGGCCATAGTAGCCCCATCAGGACCCTTCACAAATACATGAGCTTTACGACCAGTAATGAGCAAGTCAGACCGCGAAAGCTGTTCACCCTTCCTCACTACTTTCTCCGTTGACCATGTACACAAACAGTTAGGGTGCGGAAGTGGATACCGCCAACCGATAACTGTTTTGAGTCTCTGACGACGACCATCATGTTTTTGACACAGTGGGCAACAATTAGGATTGGCGTGAAACACAGCGTGAGTGTGGCCCAGTAAAGCCCCGTTATACAGGATACTACGAATGATCGGATTGCGATCACGTATCACCGAAGGAGCCCAGTCTTTAGGGTCTTTTGTTTTCCCTATGCCGGGACGCCAGCCCTTCGGCCACTTGTGTTTGAAGGGCTTTCGCGAACGCTTTTTAGGCATCCCCGTTACATCCTTTCCTATCCCTGAGGAACCCCCTCACGAAAGAAATATCATATTTTTGCGATATTTCTTGTGGGTGATCTGACGAAGATCACTTTTTCAGGGCGCGTTCCCGGAGTTGACACTCGAAACAGACCCCACACGGGGGCCAGAGGTCGCAACTATTTGTGGCTTCTATGTCCACCCCTAGCTCTCTGGCTAGGCCCATGACCTCTTCCTTGTAGAGAGTTGCCAGTGGAGGAAGGTCGAACAATGGGGCGTTTGGCCCCCACAGAACATCCCTCATCTCATTGAGCACGTTTAGGAACGATATTGACGTGTCCATCAGATCAGACGTCACACGTTCCAAAAGATCTTTTGGTTGCTTATGGTGTCCTGTCCAAATCAGGTCGTAAAGCTCTGACGCGCCAAGGGCTCCCACAAGATTCCAGATCATCATATAAAGCCCAGGCACATACAGTTCCAGAAACCTGTCGTCGCTGATACACATATCAGCCACGCCCTGCTTACGGCGCTTTACCTCCGCCTCATACAGAGCTTTATTGAACAGGTAGTATCTATCCCGTATCTGCGAAGGTACTTCAGCCCGGAGGGCGAAGAACTCACAACCAAGGTTCGTCTTCAGGTGACGAACCACCACCTCTGCCTTGTGAGCGTGTACCGTACCAGTGTCGACATAGACCAAGCCGACGTTGTCATGGCCGTAGTCCCTTACGGCCAGGTGAGCGGCTACTGCTGAGTCTAGGCCGCCACTGACCGTCACGAGGACCCTAATCCGGCCCTTCTGTTTCGTCATAGGTCAAGACCCTTTCTCTGCATACAGGAGCCACACTTACCACACGGTGACAGTTGGTCACGACCCATGGTGTCCTTCGTCACCGTAGGAAAGAAGCAACCCCATGTGTGTTCCAGCGGGACACCTAGCTCTTTGGCCTCCGCTACGATCTCATCCTTCAGATGTTTGATGAGCGGTGCCCTAAACTTCGGCTTGACAGCGTCACGGGCCAGTCCAGTATTCTCCCACTCGAACAGGGTTGAAACTATTGCAACCCAGTGAGGTGTACAGTCTGGATACGGTAGCTCCCCATCCTCATGTACAGAGGAGTTGATGCCGATGACAACAATCTCCGCCCCGAGAGAAACGGCCTGACCATACGCCGTCATGGCGAACAGTGTGTTGCGCCCAGGAACCAGGAGCGGTGTCATACCCTCGGCGTACTCCACAGCGTCACCACCGCATACGTAGTGGCTACCAGCGTTATGCTGGACTGTGACACGCCCACAGTAATGACCAGGAAAGTCCAGACGCTTCACGGCGTGTGTCAGATTGTGAATGGCCTGCAAGTCGCCCATAAGGCTCTGCTGGCCGTAGTCGAAGTACAGCGCGTGTACGTCGTATCCATCTCTCAGGCACCGATACAGACAGACTGTGGAGTCGATCCCACCGCTCCATAGTACGATTGCTTTCTTAGCCATGGGTCTCCTCCTCGAATCCAGGCTCGGCGTACACACAGACCTCGCCGCTAGGTGATGTAAGCGTCAGGTGAGATTCTGCCTGACCTATGATGTAATCGTTGGTCAAGGGAATCTTCCCGAGGCGGGTGTACGCTATGTATCTGGGTATTGCGTATCCAGAGACGGTGTGGTGTAGGTCTCGTATGATGAGACGCCCTGTGTAGCTGTGAACCCTTAGATGCGCGAGACTAGGCTGTGGGTCACACTGGTATAGGTAGTAGGGTCGAACCCCACACTCGATCAGCGCCCCCACGAGATCCCTCTGTGCTTGTGGTGTATCGTTGATCCCTTTGAGTAGGACGGACTGGTTCAGGACACTGACGCCAAACTGACGTAGACGATGGAGTGCTCGTTTGACAGGCCGTGATAGCTCGTTGGCGTGGTTGACGTGAACCGCCAGCCACGTACCATGTAGAGCCATACACAGCGCATCATCGAACAGGTCCGGTCGTACTACTGGCGCTCTTGATCCGATTCGGATCACCCCCACCCCCATCAGCCTTAGTCTGGCTATGATGCGAAGTAGGTTGTCGACCGAGGTAAAGGGGTCGCCCCCGGTTAGCAGTACCTCACGAACGTCACTCTTCTCGATGTAAAAGAGTGCCTTATCTAAGTCAGCCCAGGTTGGGCCGTCACCCTGAACCACGTCGCCTCGACAGCAATGTTCACAGTATGTAAAACACCGTGTTGTTACCATCAAGGCGACGCGGTCAGGGTAACGGTGGATCAACCATGGAACAGGCATCAGTTCCTTGTCACCAGCGTAGTCCAACCATCGCGGCCCGGACATATTACCTCAACATGTCCGTGAGTAGGAAGGACACGCCACGCAACGACATGACGTCCATCCCAGTGACGTCCGCGATGATCTGAGCGAGATCAACTTCCTTGGTTGGGTCCACTTTGCGAACTTTCGCCTTGACAGCGTCCTTCTGTTCAGCGGTCAAGACGATCTTTGAGACGTCGATGTTTTCAGAGATGCTAGCTCCATCGCTAGAGTCAGCGATCTCCACCTTTCGCCCGCTACGCTCGATATCATCGAGCTTCTTACCGACATCATCACTCATTGCGGTCTCCTAGTTCCCTTTCTTCGCGGCCTTCCGTTGAGACGGAGTCATCCCGAAGGCTTCGAGATGGACGGCGGCGCAGAAAGCGTTGGGGTCTGACGCAAAGTCCCTAGCCTTCTTGAGACAGAACGTGTACGGGTGGTCCCCGCCCTCGCGCTTCATCTTGGCTGCCCAAGCCTGGATAGCCTTGGACGGATGGGCCTTGAGGAAGTCTACAAGGTCGAGTGACTCACCGATGATCGGAATCGGATCACTGCCCTTCATCATCTTCTTGAGACGGGCGGCGAGCTTCTTGGGGTCTTCACCACGCTCAAAAGCTGCCTTCAACTCCTTGGGACCGAACTTCCCTCGGAGCTTTGTCATGGCCCCGCCAAGGGCCATACCGAGAGCCTGGCCAACTGCAAAGGAGAAGTTGTTACGGGCGATCCTGTACTCGTCAGAGTTGGGGTCCATCTTCCCAGCCTTAGACGCCCCAGCGGACGCACGAGACTTGGGAACCGGCGAAGTCTTCTTGGGGCGTACCTTGATACCAGCCTTCTTTGGGGTCTTCCCTTGCGGTGTGGGTCCAGCCTTCGGCTCTTTCTTCGGCTTGGGGGGCTTCCCCGGCTTGGACTTGACAGTGACGCCTTTGCCCTTGGGGACCGCAGATTCAGGCGTAGCCAACGGATCGTGCTTCGGAGTCTTTCGTCGAGACTTGACGGGAGTCGAGCTGAGAGTTTTTTCAGCACCCTTGGGCTTCTTCTCCGAGGACTTGCGCTTGACACCCCTGATCTTTGCAAACGGATTACCACGCTTCATAGCCTGGTCAATCGGCTCGCGTCGCGTGACACCGCCCATTTTCCGCCGCACCTTGAGGTCGCTATGGTGGAATGGGCCTTTGACCTTGCCGTCTTTGTGGGACCTGACCTTGACACCATCAGGGCCGACTTCGACGACATCAGCGTAGTTGCCCGACTTCAACTGGACAACAACCCCAACCTTGATACCTGACGCCTCCGCTGAAGCCATACGAGCGGCATCTTCAGTCTTCTTTTTCTCGTCCAAACTACCAGCGCCGCCATAGCCCTGAGACTTCAGCTTCTCGATGTATCGTTGTGCCCCAGCCGCCGTGGAGAAATCCTTGGACAACCCCGGACGCTGGACGACATACTCTTTGTTGTACTGCGTAGGCTTACCACGCTTTACGTGAATCGAACCGCCGATAGAGAAGCCCTCACCTGTCTTGAGGTCTTTGACAGGCTTCTCACTGCCACCAAGGGAACTCCTCGTGATCGGGTTCTCTGGATCGTCAGGGCCAACCTGCTTGACGTAGACCGTCTGACGACGCCCACGCTTGTTGGTGATAGTCTTCTTAGTCAGCTTGGTAACGTCTTTACGACCAGCCTTGTGAAAGTCGATGAACTCAGCTTTGGAGTAGCTCTTACTACCAGACATAGCACAGTTGTCGATGACGGTGTACACCTTCTTGGCGAGTGGAGTACACACGTCACAGGTGTGCATGACCTCGCCACCCTTCAGCGTGAGCTTCGTCGTGGCGGGCTTCTTACAGCCCTTGTACTCGCAGGTCATGTCACCCTTGATCAGATTCAGATCAGTGTCGGACTTTGGAAAGTAGCCGCCACCGCCATAGTCGCGCCGTGCCCTGGAGCGTTCCGCCCGCCCAACATCGGAAGCGAGCTTGGCTTCATTTGATGACTTCCCGCCACCTCGACGGCCACCACCGTAATGCCGCTTCACACCCTCGCGCTCGCGCTGAGCCGCCCCGGCGAGAGATTTGGCCTCGGCGGCCTCATCGGCTGTACGTGTCGTGTGGTAGTTTTGCAACTTTCGGAAAAAGTCCCCTGACGAGAGACCACTAGACTTACCATACTTCTCGTACAGTTTGTCCGCTGCGGCCTTCATCTGTGAGACACTGGCGTCATCATCCCAGAGCTTTTCCGCTACTGATTTCACAGCGGACGCTACAGTAGATCCCCCCTTGGGCTTCTGCTCAGACTTTGAGGGGCGAACCCACTTGGTCTGTCGTCGACCACGCTTGTCCGTGATGACCTTGCGAACGAGACCCTCACGGGCTTTGAAGACGTCATAGCCTCCGGCCCACGCTTCCTCAGAGAACTCGTCAAGGAGGTCGACGTTCTCATCCTTGAGCATCGCTTCGGCCCAAGCCTCGGCGTTGGTGTGAATGTCGTAGACGATCCGCTGAGCGATGTCTTGACGGAATCGCTCCTCACGAATGAGGGGCATCTGAGCCTTGAACATCTCAGCGCCACACGGGGGACAGATGTCTGTAACTTGAGCCCGAGAGAGGAACCCCTTGGGGACCACGCCATGCGAACGGAACAGCTCCAGGTCCTCACGGGACCTCGGTACGAAGTCAGCGATGTTCGGCTTAGGCGCGAATGCCTTGACCAGGTCCTCACGGACCTCGTCGGCCAGAGCGACGACCTGTTCTGAATAGGTCATGGACTTGGCGTTTTCGTTCTTGTGCCCGATGTCGATAGTGACAGAGCCCCTTGGCGTAGCCGACTCATCATCAGACTTCACGGGCTCGGGCTCCTTGTATTTGCGGTCTTGGTATTGTTCCGCCGAGCGCTTCCCGGCTTTACAGAGTTCGATCTCTTGCTCAATGGCGTCGTCGACAGCCTCACGACAGGCTGACTTGGTGACCACGTCCTTCGCGGCTTTGAGCCATTTGTTTATGCCCATAGCGGCTGTGAGCTTGTCACAGATGGACTGACCAGCGATCTTGGAAACCTTGTCCTTGAACTCTTGCGAGGCTTTCTCCCAGAACGTGTCGCCATTCTCGCGAACCTTGGCCCAGTCGATACCTTTATCGTGGCTTGCGTATCTCTTCCACTCGTATGAATGATGAATCGTGTCTCTAGCCGAATCGCGAATAATCGCCTTGGCGTAGGACTCTGCATCATCTTTACCCATAGCGGGAGAGTCCTTGTCAGTGGACGGAACGTACATCAGGGTATGCCCTCCCAGCGCTTGTGGCGCTGATATGAATTAGATCACCTCTGAAGTTTAGGAGGCACTTTCTCCAGGTCCTTCACGAAGTCTTGAATAGTGTCGTAACGAGTACCCAGCGCTTCAAGCAACTGGATAGCTACGAGGTGACTGGTAGTAAGCTCACCGCCCGTCTGAGCCGCCTCCGCCACCTCGCGTCGAACAGCCATCAAAAGATGAGCAAGCTTCGACTGGACTACCAGAGATCTCCCTCCTCTGGCTCGTCCATGTCCCACTGCTCGCCCTTCGAGGCCGGTGTCGTCGAGGATTCCCACTCTTCGCCTCCTCCAGCGTCACCACCTTGTTGTGCGGCCTCTCCCTCGCCCTCTTCGCCCTGTTGGGCCATCATCTGGTCAGCCTGTTTGGCTTGCATCCAGATAGCGTCTCGAATGACATCACCGTCGTCCCGAGTGTCCAATCCATGCGACACCCGGATCTCGTTGATCGTCATGTATACCCTGGACTTTTTGTCGTCCTGGTCAAGCCTCTCAGAATCCGACTGCCGGTCAAACCCAATGAAAGAAAACTCAAAGTCTTCTGTCTGGTCAAGAAGGGGCATCAACTCTTCGTTGAGACAGTCCTCCAAGAAAGCCAACAGCGTCCTGAGTCCCTTGTCTCTTGAAGCAGTCAAACGTGTGGCTTCGGGTGAGGATTGAATCATCGCTGGTGACGCCCCAGCTATACCGCCTGAGCGGTTCGGAAAGTTCACCTCTGCCGGGTCCATCCCATACAGAGCCGTCACTGTGTTGACTAGGTAGTCAAGAAAGTTCCCAAATTCGATGTCCGTCGCTTGTGGAAAGTGGATGAATTGCATCTGTCCACCGCGAGGGATTGGTAGAAGGGGGATACGGTGTTTCCCCCTGTACGTTGCAACCTGTGTCTTATACTTGTTTTCCAAGACCTGGAGCTGAGCCTCTGACATGTCAGCGCCCGTCAGCGCCATGAGCCCCTTCGGCATTGAGCCGGGGTGGAACTGACGGCTATTTGTCTCGTCAATCCCCAGATGAGCCATCACCTTCTTCAGCGCAATTTCTGTCTCGGCGAGAGAATACCCTGAGTAAGCCAGCTCAGTCGTTACATTCTCTGGGCAGAACATAAGTTCCTTGTCGGAGAACGTGGCGACAGCCTGATTATTGTAGAGCTGTACGTATGCCTGATCTGGTGTCTTACGCTTGGTCGGGTCGACGATTCTGATCGAAGCCCCGTCAATAGCGTAAAACTGGATTGGGTCGCCCTTCCTGTCAAGCTGAATCTCAGCGCACGCTTGATCAATGGTGAGCCTGTCCTTCGTAAACCTCCACAGGAACGTGGCGAAGGATCGCTCAATACGCTGATCCTGTGGCACGTCTTCACGACAACAGCGAGCTAGGAAACCATTGATCTCGTCTTCGCGCTTCTCTACCGCTGGCGTCCTATCACCAGCAGCGGCTTTCAACCTAACCCGGAAGCCTGTGGCGTTTGTCTTTTCAGCCTCGTCATGGGTGCGGATTCGCGAGAAAGCTTTGACCTGTCGAAGACGGGTCAAGATAATCATCGCTAGTACAGTGTCGCGCTTACAGAGGTATCGCAGGACATTGTAGTTCACTACCTGGGGTTTCTCTTTATGAGCGATCCCAGCGATGGCCCACACATCGGGGTCCACCACAAGTGCTACTCCTGGCCCTCGCGCTTCGTCGTACTTAGCCGCTCCCATCTTGGTAGCTTTTTGGATATCCATGGTGGTGTCTTGCACCCATCCAACGATATCCGTAATCAGCCCCATTGAACTACCTCCTAAAAGTCGAACAGATCCATGGCATCTACCACATCGTCAAACGTTGGTAGCCCCAAGGAGCTGTGTGGATCTGTATCAGATCGAATGGAGCCTGGCGGGTCAATCTCTCGCACACTTACGTTGTGTACCCTCAACCACCTTAGCCCTATCATAGCGTAGTTGAACGCGTGCAGGAAGTGGTCTGGACCCGTACTCTCCGCCACCTCGACCATCGACCCATCCCTCAGTTCTTCAACCGTGATAGCCACGTTTCTGAAGTGCATGTCGATAACGTCGAGGTGTTTCTCAAGGTGTTGTAACTTTGGTATGGTGAGTTGCTTGTTGTACAGTTCGTTGAGCCGCTCCTTGATCGAAGGAGCCCTACCTATGGCACACGATGGGTACGCCGCGTTGTTACTCGGGTTCTGAGGCCCGAAGAGAACTTCTGACGTAGCCCCAGCCGTTCCTGCCGGTGGGTACTTACAGATCCAGGTCTGACACGGAGCGCGTTGGTAGAGTTTAGGATTCCTGTCTTGCCCATAGCCGTAGTCAGCGACCACACAGTCAGCCTTCCACCGCTGGGCCAACTCCACCATTGCGTTGACGGTGTCCTCTGGGTCCGTGGTGTCAAGGAACATAAACGGTTCGAGTAGTATGGGATTCTGATGCTCTGGTGTGATACCGAGTACAAAGGCCCAGTTCGATTTACCCCAGTCAATACCGACTACGACATTAGTTGCCTTGAACTGACGGTCGAAGTCTGATCTTGATGAGATCATGATCTCAGGGTGAACCAACTGGTACACGAAGTTTTCTGCTAGCTGAGCGGAGTCTCCCATGTACCCCTCGGCTAGTACGTAGTTGTACCACTTACCGATAGGCTTGTACTCACGAAGCTTCCGCATAATGTCATCGGCGGTGATCCAGACACAGTCGAGCTGACTCGCCTTGTAGCCTCGAATCTCGCCTTTAGCGTTGTGCGATACCCATTCGTTCTTGGCCCCCCAACGGTCAAGCTCCTTCCCACACTTTAGACACGCGATGATGAAAGCGCCATCAGGAACACTTGCTGTTTCATCATGGGCCTCTAGCCTTTGAAGGAGCGTAGAGGAGCCCTTGACCTGTTGTATGTTGGAGCTTGTCAAGAACTGCCAATGGCCACACTTGTTACACTTGTACATCCATCTGTGTTGGTCACTGTTGACATATTGCCCATCGACGCCAACCTTTGGGAACGTTGGCGTAGAGAAGATACGAAGGTGTTTCATCTTTGATGACGACAGGCACTCTCGGAAGGCCGCGATGACCCCCGGTTTCATCCTGTCAAACTCATCAAGGAACACTCTATCGGCTGCGGTTGATTCACCGAGGTCTTCGTTCCAGCTACCAGTAATGAGAATGTCAGACTCACCGCCACCATTCAGCGGAGTGATCTGCTTGTTCATCACTGACCCCCAACCGTCCAACAACCCGAGGACCGGATCAATGAACGCATCGGGGTGGCCTGGCTTACCTACTGGAGAGATACGAGTCCGCGCGATCTCTTGGGCCTTATCCCACTTAGGCATCGTGTAGATTGTACGACACCGACCGAGGGTAGCCATGTAGATCATGTTGCTGATGAAGATCTCAGTGAACCCCATCTGTCGGCCCTTGGTAATAACCACTGTCCGGGACATGTCGTCGACCGGAGCGATCTGCCATGGCCTATGAGAGTGGGGGTCTTTCTTCGAGTAGAATTGCATAGGGCGTCGCTTGAGGTTACGGTACTTCGTCAACCACATCGACGGTACTAGCCAGTCCCCTATGCTTTTCTTATACGCGGCTCGGTTCCGCTTCTTTTTCGCCACTTGATCTGTTTCAGATCAGGCCAGCTTTGCGAGCTAGCTCACTGTGAATGTCAGCTACCGTCATGAACGGGAAGCGCCAGGCGAAGCCGTAGCCCTCCTTCCCAGGCTTGACCTTGAGAAGCTGCCCAAGCGCCTTGTACGTCTTAGACCCGTTCTTCGCCAACGGGAGACCACCATGGCCACCGATTGGTGAACCCATGCCGTCCATGATCTTGATGTCTCTGTTGTAGAACGTATGGCCAGGCGAGTAGTGGGTCACAACCCTGTTGAACGTACACTGGCGAGCGCACAGCGCGTCACGTAGGAGATCACCGAAACTGTCATCACCGGAGCCGGGAGCCGAGTTTGGGTCATCGTCAGGATCGTCCCCCGTCGAGCAGGCGTAGAGAATCACAACCGGAGCGGGGTGACGACCGATAGCCGCCACGAACCGCTCCCAGTGACCCCTGTCGGTGCTCGTGAACCGTCGACCTGGGGTAGGACTCCTGATACCAAACTGGATACCGGAGATGTAGCCGTGACAGAAGAACACGTAGACTTGCGGATACAGATAGTCCCCTGTCTCCGGCCAGACTGTCCTGGCGGCTTCCATCTTTGACAAAAGCTGTCGGGCTTGAATGTGCTTGGAGTTCTCATTGTCGATGTAGTGGACTACCTTTTCGCGGTCGAGGCCGTAGTAGTCACAGAACATCTTTGCTCCTGGGTGAAACGCTCCCGTGGCGTCACGCTTACCCTGAGTGTTGAACTCTGGAGCGAAGACGATAACCTCTTCGTTTGAAAGCAATGGTTGTTCCACTCCGCTAGCGATCTTATCATTGTAAGGGTTAGGTTCCAACATTGCGGCCCTTCCTTCCTCAAATTGGTCTGAAATTAGGGTGGTAGGGATACATGAAGTTGAACAGCTTGCCTGGGTGTATAACCTCGGCGTCTAACTGTTCCCAGCTCTCAACCCCAACGTCCCGTAGGACTACCGACACAAACTCTGAGCAGTGAAGCTCACGAGGATTGTAACGAGGGCGCGAGATATGGCCCGTCTTCAGATACCACCACAGTTTGATCCCGTTCATAATGATGCCCCAGTCATAGGGCGTACCGATCTTGTCTATCGCTGAAGCGATAGCTTGTCGCACTGTATCCTGACTGACACCAACAAGCTCAAAGCGCCTGAACGTTGGGTACTTGGCCCACACTTTACCCATGCGCTCTTTGACAACACCGTCTGACTGAGCGTGTATGGCCCACATACCACCAAAGGAAAGAGAACTGTACTCAATCCAGGCATGTGAACACCAGGAATCTGTCATACGACAAATCATCTTGGATGTGCGCTCGGTGTTCGTCCCTACGCCAACAACAAAGACATCAGCGGCGGGCATCGAAGTCTCCTGTCAGACCAAGACCCGAGGCGATAGTCCTAAGCCCTGTACACGCGTCGCAAGTATCAACCATACGACACGTAGATTCCACAGGGGAGATACCATCTACCTCCTCCTCTGTCTCAGTTATGGAATTGCATAGCCGACAGATCAAGGTCAACTGACGCTTAGATTTGTCAAAAGCTGACCCGTCACACCACGGCCACCCCATTACCCGACGTTCCTCTCAAGCCAGCGAATAGCCACTTGCGATGTAGCGTTGATGACACCACCAGCCTCCACAGTCTTGTACGACATGCGAAGAAACTTCTTGACCACAGCGATGTCATCGGAGGAACACCCGTAGTTCTTCAGGGCTTCGGCGACACTCTGTGCCTGGTATATAGTGAACTCACCCTCAGTGAGCCACCACGAAATCTCCAGGTTACAGCGGAACGCTTCCGCCTCAAAGATTGCTCTCTGGGCTCTATCCGCCAGGTAACGGATAACGAATGAGATAGGCTCGTGTCGATACTGTAGAACGTGTTGGTGCTCGTGGACACAGACCTTTACCTGGCTCTCAAGCGAGTGTGTCGAGGCGTCCCCGATCTCGAACGGAATGTAGATGCGGTCACCGAGCGTCGTGGTGTACCGCTCCATGAATGTTCGTTTGTCAATAACATCAAGCTTGTCAAGGAACAACGCTACAAGTTGCATCTCAGCGCCACCGCCGAGATTGGCCAACAAGTCGACAAAGTTCCCACCATCACCGATCTTACTAAGATCAATGTCACCCTTGCGAATGAGAGTAGTCCTGTAGTGGTCCATCATGTAATCCCAGAACCGACGGACATCTCTGCTTGTAAGGTCCTTCATTGAAACGCGTTCCTTTCGCTTCTCAACGGTGGAGCCATACGCCCCACATGATGTGTACAGACGTAATGCCTCTCTTTGACCGGCCTAAATGGGTCGTTATTCTTGAAGTAGACAACGACCTCTACTGACGTAAACGCCGGACGTCCACAATCCGTAACCCAGCACTTGTGGGCGCGTCTAGTCCCCGGTCCCCTCACTGGACCCCTCCTCTGGCTCAGGTAGGCACGTATGGCCAACCTCATCGCCGTCCATCGTCTCCTGACACGAGAACGTTACATCACCGTTCACCTGGTCGCAGTCCATCATCGAACGCCAATGGCCTCGGGAGTCACAGATCTGAGCCTCATGGCCCTCACACCTTGTCGATTGAGCTGTACAGACTGCACAGCCGTAGGAAAAAACCAACAGCGCCAACATCAGTAGCGCCATGGCTATTGTTGCAAGGTTTAGCTTGTACAGATAGTCCTTCACTTCTTCACCCCTTTACACGGCCCCATGTGAGCGAGGCCAGGCATCTTGTATCTGTTAGACGTGAGTCCACACTTATCACAGCGCCACCTTGGTTTGAGATAACAACTATGATAGGTGCGAACCCACGCGTGTCTAATTGACGGAGATGATATCTTCGACATCGGTGAACACCCCGCCGAGGAGAACTTCGCAAATGGCTATGAACACCCGGACCAGCCAGCGAAGGAGCTTCAACGGTTGCGTAAATGAACGTAGGAGCCTGACCCACCAGAACCAAAGGATCTCAGGCCCAAACTGTACGATACCAGGCATTACTACCTCGTGTACTTCAAGGTGGTGAGTAGATTCTCCAGCTTGTTTACCCTGTCGTAGTGGAAGTCCCTACTTGGTAGCTCTTGCTCCGTAAAGCTCTCATACAGACTGAGTGACGCCCTGGACTGTTTGAGTTCACACGCCAACAGGTACTCGACAGCCTCCTGAAGTGCCTTTAGTTTCTCCTCACTCATCCCGTTCCTCCCAGCGTCGAGCCAATCTCCCGAAGTAGCGGCCAAAGATGGGCATTATACCTACAGAGGACAGCTTACTGTCCGCTCGAAGGCTACTAGATCGTACCATGTCATCGGCCAGCTTTCTTGCCTCAGATCTGAACAGTGGGTATGGGTAGCGATGGTATGGCCCAGTCTCCCCAACGTATGAGTACAGAAGACTGACATATGTATAGGCTCGCACCTACAGATCCTCTACGAGTACAGGACTGATCTGACTCAGATCATCCTTGACTTTGTTGAATAGTGTTTGCATCTCTGGGGCGGCTTTCTTCGATGTACGGAGCCGTATCATGTGACGCCACTGTCGGAAGTTAGCCGTGACTACTATGTCAGCCTTGAGACAGTGCGGTAGTAGGTAGCGGGCTGACTCACGGGCTACACCCTGATCGCGTTCGTGTTGGTAGTCTCGCACAGCCTCAGTAGCCACCTGTACCCAACGAGAAGGCTGAACCCCACTGTCAGACGTCAGCACAGTACCAGACTCATCGTAGCTCAACGTGTAGAGACCAACGTCACCGCTAAACATATGCGGTGGCTTGACAAATACAACCGCGTCCTTCTCTTCGATGTAGCGTGTAGAGGACTGAGTGAAGGCACACAGCCTGTGTCTAACGATCTCGTGAGTAGCGATTCGTGAACACTGGAACAGGAACGATACAGCGCTATGTTCCAGCACTGACTCATGAGGGTTCGGCCTGAACCCGAGGAGTTTCTTCAGGAGTTCCTCAGCCTCGGGCAGTAGGTAGACATTACCCACGCGCCCTCGCGAAATACCGGCGGCGTAAGCGCAGCGTATAAACTGGCTCACACACTCGTCCATTGGCGTCAACGCAGTAACGCGAGGATCTATGACTTGGATCTTCATGGGGTTGCGGCCCCTTTCTTTAGTGGTTAGCGAGTCCGTTGGCGTAGCCACACGCCACACACGTCGCTAGTGGTAAAACAACGAACACGAGTGCTAGCGCCGCTAAGACGCCCATCGTAGATTTGAATGCTCTCACAATAGCCCCTAGTCTATTGGCCAAGACTCGTCACAGTCTGGCCGGATCATACAGTAGAAGCGTCTGGCTTGCTTAGCTGAGAAGTCTAGCCTGGCGGCCTCCTCAGAGACACAACGACCATACTTGTAGCTCGCAACCTTTCTCCACAGTGACCCCGGACACTCACGGAACATGTGAGACAACATGTTGACCCCTGTTCTGAATGAGCACTGAGGCGTCATGTTGTACAGGTTCTTATGTTGACACCCGGAGGGCTGGAACTGTCGCCAGCCAGAGCTAGGGTGGATCTGCATAGCTCCAAGCTCGCCTCTCTTACCGCGTAGCCTACCGAGCCATACACTGTTCCAGAATGCGCTCTCCCGCCGGATGATAGCTGTTAGTACGTATGGGTAGTCCAGGCCGAACTCAGCGTCAGCGTCAATGATACGCTGTGCCCACTCCAGGCGGCTGTCAGGCGACAGCTTTGAGTAACGGCCCAACTCCTCGACAGCCTCACTGATCTGATACAGATCGGCAAAGTCATCGGGTGACGTCCCGTCTGTGACGTCTGTCGGCTGAGCCAACACTGTCAGTGGGACAATGATTGCTAGTAGCGTAAGCGTCCACCTCATAGGTCACTCCGTGTTGATTGGCTTGTGTAGGACGCCGTGGTCATCACAGAACGAGATCACAGCATCCTGATCAGTAAAGCTAATCTTCTCACCGCTGGGTAATGTCATCGAGCCAGGCATCTTCGCCGAGCGAGTTCCCGGCTTACCACAGTAGATACATTTCGCCCCAGGAGGGGCGTATGGGATGCCGAGATGGATCTCAACCATAGGCTGGGCTTCTGTCATCGCTTCTCCCCAGCGACACGGATCGTAATCGTGTCGCCCTTTGTTCTATACTCTGCTGTTGTGTGTCCTATGACAGAGCCGTGACGATACATGGAGTCGCCCTTGTCCAGTACCTCACAGTGTACTGTGACCCACATGTTCTCTTTGCGGTCAATACGGTACTCCTCAAAGATACACAGGAACCCCTTTTTGAAGTGGTCCATGATGTATTCACAGAGATCTCCCACTGGATTTGCTTGGGGCCACTCCTCGTCTGGAATGGCTATCGCCACCCGGACGGTTGGGACGGTGTGTACTTTGACCGAGACGTCTGTGGGTGCGATGTCCATCGCGACACACACCGATTCTATGGGCGGTTCCTCCGCCCATTGGAAAGCGAGTGGAACCGGCCCTGATTGCTTTTTAGCGTTCCAACCCCTACGGGTCAGGCGGCTAGCGATCAGGGCCGGTATATCCACACCTAAGCCGTTACTCTTCATTGCCTGAAACGATCTTATTCAGATCACGGAGGCGACTCAGTACCTCGATCCCCATGACCTGTGTGTCAGATCTTGCCATTGTGTTCTCAACCCACTCGATGAGGTTTGTCAGTTTGTAACGCGCCCTCGGTACGTCAATCACGTCTGCGTGATCCAGTTGATCCACCTTCGCCATGAGTTCTCGAATCTGTGCGTTTTTGTCCGCGAGCTTGACCTTGAGATCGTCAAAGAGCTTCTGCCAGTCAGCGCTACCTGACGTATCGCGCTCCAACATCACCTGATTTGACACAGGAGACTGGATACTCACAGGGAGTCTCGTGTTTGCCTCGTATATACGCTCTCTAAGGAACTGAATGTACTCGACAACCGTTCGACAGGTATCCTCGACACCGGACATGTCCTCTTCGATGAGCCCTGTGTGAGCACAGATCATCTGACGAAACTGGACCATTGACTCGACCCAGCCGTCCAGTTTCTCTTGTGTCTCTGCGAGCCGTCGTTCCGCGTCTATCTTAGCCGCTGTAATCGTGTCGACACCGTCAGCCATACGCTGGTATGTATCTATAATCTCCTCGGGAGACATGCCGGTCTTGGAGATACCCATCGGACCCGGAAGCTCCAAGGTCTCGTACTGACGGAGGCGTTCTTCCTTGGCCAGCCATTGCTCTTTGTCTTTGAGCCTGGGCTCAGCGCGTTCCGCTTCGAGCCGTTTACGGAGTTCCAAGTTACGCTCGTCAGATTGCCTAAGTTTCGCCTCAAGATTACCAATCTTGTCGAGAAGCTTTGGAACCTTATCGGCCTCAACAATCAATGCGTCGACCTTATCCTCTATGTCCCTTCGTATATGGTCTAGCGGGACATGAGAGGCTGCGCGGGAAGTATACCTCGTTGTAGAGTTACCCAGCTTCACAGCGAGGCTAATCAACTGTCTACGAAGTGAACGTGTCTCAACAATCGGTGCGTCGGCCTTATCCTCCATGGCTTTCCATTGAACCCACATAGGACAAACCTTGGTACGCGCCCTAGCAATACCGTAGTAGTGAGCCCTGGTGTTCAAACACTTCGACTTACCAGAGTCATCCACTACGTCCGCCTCGTAGAACTTGCAAGTTCTACAGAACCTATCCATTACGACCCTCCTAACTACACGCGTCTAGTGTTTTGCCCGTTCACCATACGCGCGAGTGATATTCCAACCTGTCACACGGTAACCCTTCACCATGTTTACAAGTTTGGCCAACAGCTCAAGAGCCTCGGCCACCTCAACTAGTTTGCTTTGATCTTGTACTTCAACAGCTAGTTCTATCGGATCACGATGACCCTCGGTATAGACCAGTAACACTATCCTGTCTGCCATGATCTGACTCAGATCACTTCGGAGGAATGAGCCCAGCCTGCTGAAGTTGGGCCATCTGTTCCGGCGTCACGCCGACTACGTTGTTGCCATCCATTGGTGGCCCATCATAGTCGTCCATGGGATTGTGGTTGAGATCGTTATCCACTTTCCTGTACTCCAGGAATGATGCGTACTCTCTGTGGATCATCTCATAGGCCGCCACCCCCACGTTCTCCGGTGTCACCTTGTACGCTGTGGTGTAACCCTGCACCACGTAGCGTTTGATCGGACCTCGGTTGTATCCCCCGATACCAACCATGATCGCCTCTCTCATCACCTGTCCATTAGGCAACGGGGCGGTTCGGACCATGATCTGGCCAGCGTCGAGAAGATGGTCGACCTTAGGGGATTCTACGAACTTACCGATGTAAAGCACGTTCATAACCATGATTACCGTAAGTTCTGGCTTTTTGTCGCCCATTTCAGCCCTCATTTGTCTTGATAGCGTGTAGCTACCGTTAGGTGAACTGCTTGATCGGATAACGATACTTTCTGTGTAGGTGTAATCATGACACCGTAACTTCCAGTGATCGTTATCCGATCAAGCCATTGGAATCCTTGCGTTTGTACTACGTAGCGTCACTGAACGGGTCACTCTCTGTGTTGGTATCCCGACACCTTGATCGGACACGGACAGATTTCCCCCTTTGCCATTTCTTAGAGCCCACGGGAACCACGTCGACCGAATCGAATAGCCGGCTGACTATGTCCTCCAATCTACAACAAATCAGTGACCTGCTCGGCCTTCTATACCGACAAAGAGTCTCTTCGTTCTGGTGGTCTGTAGGAGCTATGGCGAGAGCTGGTCTCCACTTGTCGAAGTATACCAACCAACGGTCATAGCCCGTTTTTGCCGATGACGTACCGACTGGTTCTAGTTGGAAATGAGCCTCAACTACCTCCTCACCCACTACTGCGCCAGACTCGTCTAGCGCTTCCGATGTATGTTCGATGACCAATTCACGGCCTCGCTTCCACACCCGGAAGTCGGAGATGATTCTGTTGCTTTTCATTTCCTGTAGAATCGGTACGAGGTCGCCGAGGTTGGCGACTGATCGTACTTCGATCATTTGAGTTCCAACTTTGCCTGATTCTCATGGCGTCTGATGATGGCGTCGAGAATCCCCTTGATGTCTGGTTCCTTCCAGTTTGGGGGCTTCAGTATCTTGCCATCTTCTCTGACAGGTCCGCCGACCTTTTCCATGTTGGCGCGGTGAACTTCCTCGAAGAATGGTTCGATGTCGATGCCCATTGTTGACGCGGCCCCATACGTGACGTACAGGAGATCCGCGAGGGCGTCGATAGCCTTGTCCCATTCCAGCTTGCACTCATCGTCCTCATAGACGGCGTCGGCGAACTCTTCCGATTCCTCGTAGATGAGGTCGACTCTGAGATCTGCTGGATAGCCGTCGAACGTTGGCCTAGAGGGAACGTATTGTCCCGTCGCCTTCATGAACTCCTCGACCATCTTTTGATGCTTGTTCATGGCTTCACCGTGTCTTGTCGGAACTTCAACCAAGAGTCACACACCTTGTCAAACCATGTGACGTGGACAGAGGCTAGGCGCTTCCACACCTTGAAATAAGGCGGGAACCTTTGCTCCAGGCGAACAACGCCGGAACCTTCGTAGTGGATAAACCGAAACCGTCCAGGTTTGTCGGTCAACTCCCATGCTGTAACTCTAGCCATCACATACCCCTCCTCATGATAGGCTTAGGTGGGATCTTTGGGCTTGGCGGAGACTCTCCACCTCTGTAGTCGGAGAACCATACGGGCTTGAATGCGTCGTATGTTTCCCTGGACAACAGGTAGAAAGCTAGTCCGTTGATCGGAACCTTTTTCAAGTCGTCAACGGTCAGCTTTCTTCCGATGAGCTTTTCGAGGCACCCCAGGTGTAGGACACCGCCACGCTTCTCCAAGCCTGACTCCTTCCACACAGAGTCAAGTACCATGTACTGCTCTGAGACGTAACCGCCACATTCGTTACAGTCCAGGTACTTATTGAACGGTCTGCGTTGTCTGCCCATCAGAACGCCTCCTGGTCGTGTATCCCGAGTTTCTTCGCCACCTTCTCGGTGAACTGAGGTACGTGTATTGCTAGATAGGAACAGATCCTCACGCGAGAATCCTTCATACCCGCCCCAGGGTACATCCTGGCCCAGGTCTCATACCTAGCGCACTCTTCGTGGTTCGGACACTCCTCGTCACAGTCCGAGACGCCAACACATCGGACACCAGCTTGGCGACCGTACCAGCCTCGTAGGACTGCATCTATCAGAATGGAGCCGAGTTCGTAGTGGTCCTGTGTGATCTGACAAAAATCAAGTTGCGACTCCAGCTCCCGCTGGAGCCCCAGAGCCCTTCGTAGGCGAGAATCATTGTCTGGAAACTCCGATATATCATCCATGATATTGCGGAGCCATTTATCCCAGGTAATGAACGGTCGTTCTACGAAAGGCTCTGGGACGACGTCTTTGGCTTTTGCCATCAGTCCTGGTAATCCTCGTCCTCTGGCTCCTCGGGCTTTAGCGTCGTCGCGATGGACGAGATCTCAACCCCAGAGACCGCTGGACGATTGGCGAACTGCGACATGACATCGGTGATCGTGTGACCCCCGATAGCCAAGCCTGTCAAACCGAGAACGAACGTCATGACCTGCTCAGACGTGAACGTCACCGTACCCGTCAAAGCGAAAGTCGTGAAGACCGCTGCGGCGAGAACCGTGTACCAGAACTTACGGCTCAGCCAGAAAACTCCCTCTTCGTTCTTTTGCTCGCTCATTGAGCTACCTCCCTCTTCTGTAGTAGGTCATCAACCATTAGACAACCAACCACGACCAAAACCGTCAGGAACATGCTTGTCAACCTCCACCTTTGGCGCTTGGGTAAGCGGATACCTAATATCGACCTCGTCCTCGTGGACAGTGCCGAACATAGCTTTCGTGAGATATGTAGTAGAAGGACCAGACAGTTTTGGCCTATCCTTCTTTGCCCATATAGGACACAACAAGTCAACACGCTTGGGGAACGTCACATCGCCCGTAACTGAGCGAAGTGCCCCATGGTATCTAAGAGTATTCCACGACCATTCATCGCAAATATCAATCCGAGGCGGCGGGACAGGGAACCAACCCATACCCAACACAGCGGAAAACAATCTATTTGCGTTTGATCTTGATCGTGACACTCTTACCTCCCTGGCTTGGGTGGAGACCAGCTTTCATGAGTGCTCGTCTGTGTTCACGATAGGGCTTCAGCCCACACGTCATACAGATGAGATGGGGTTCGCCGCTTTGCCTTATCAACACATTGAGGTAGCGCTTCTTACCACACAACGGACACCGACCATTTCGACATGGTGGTATCTCAAAGCTGCGATCTTTACGCCGGGCCTCTATACGCTGAATAAGCGCCCTCATCTCAGCCTTTGCCTCTTTCGAGGTTATGTTGACCGGATCAGGCTTCACGACGACCTTGACACGCTTGTTCTTGCGTATCGAGATCTTCATAGTACCTCCCTCATTACTAACTTACATGTCCTGGCGAGAGGGTATCACGAGAGGAAGTTACTGTGTAGGGAATACACCTACCCTTCGTCAGCCTCTCTGCTAAGATTGGCCTTTCTGACCAAGTCGGCCACCTTGGAATGGTCCTGTGGGTTTGACTTGGCCAATGACTCTATGTGCTGGTAGACGACATCCATGTCGCCCTCTTCGATCCCAGTAGCGTGAGATGACGCGCCTTGTGCTTGAGACTGATTGACGTTCACTGTAACACCCTGTTGAGTGTCTGGGTCCGTCATAGCCATAGCCAAGCGTGCGTTGGCTTGAAACTCGCGACTGAATGTAGCGAAGTCCTGTACTGTTGGTTCCTCGGCTATCTTCTCAGCTAGTGCTCGTTCATTAGAAGGAAGGTTTGGATTATCAAGCGCCATCGCGGCCCGAGTACGAGCTATGAAGCGCTGACCAGCCATACCTGCGGAAGCGCTACTGATCTGAATAAGATTAGCGGCCCTCTCCGTCAGCTTCCCGTCTTGAATTTCTAGAGCTTTGTGCAGAATCCTGGCGCGTCGCCTGTACAGAGGCTCGATCTCCCTAGCGGGGTCGCCTTCCTCAATGTACTTATGTACTGTTGTGCGAGAAACTCCAAGTGTAGACGCTATAGCCCCCTCTGACATGTCCTGACAATAGAGGTCGAACATCTCCGCCACTACATGTAGTGAGAGTTTGCGCCGCTTCTTTACCTCTGGAACGATCTTTAGCTTCACCTTCTTAGGCTTCGCCTCTTTGGGCTTCACCCTCGGTTTTATCTTTATCTTCATGTGCTACCCATTCGGCCATAGCCTCGACGTTATGAGGGTGTATACTCTCATAACTCGTTGCAGTGACTTCGACCCGTCTGGCTAGCTGTCCAACTCGTCGTATGCTGGCTTCTAGAGTGGCTCTGACCACGTCCTCGACGAACATGGGATTACTAAAGCCGTCGTCAACCACACGCTTTTCGTCTTCCCTGCGAAGTACAGAAAAGACAGGGGCGGAGCCTCTAACACTATCTACCAGCGATTCGAGCCAAACTGTATTAGGTGCAGACGATTCGGCCACAACGCTTACATCACAGCGTTGGGAGTGAGCGGCCACTCCTCCACTAAGTTCTAGACTGCAAGGACACACCGTCATAACGGGAACTGTAACGCCGGAAGTTGTTACTCCTGTAGTGCCGACAGACTCATACTCCAGAAATGCGGGAATGTACACCTCAAAAGGTATTCCCGACTCTGGGCTGGTCCTGTCAACGCGATACAGAAAGTCCATCCTAGCCCTAGCAATCGCTGTGTCCATAGACTGTCGTAGCTGGGCCACCAAAGCGGGGAGAATAGGACTAGCCTTTCTCACGACCCTGAGCGCACGAAGGAAGCGACTCATATGAGCGCCTCTAGAGTAGCAACTCAGGTGAGCTGACATAGTGAACACAGCGTCTACGTGTTGATCTTTGCCCGTTTGTGACCTGAGGATAATCCGCTTATGTACGGACTTCACTGTCACAACCAGAGGTATGCCCCTCTGATCGGATTCCGACTGTACGTCTGGTAGTTTCATGGTTGCTCACGAGAAAAGGAAGTAGGCGTCGTAAAGCTCGCCGTTCCCAAAGGACGACACATCCAAAAGGATCTCGACCCGGTACATCTTTGTGGAACCAGTCTTTAGGTCACCAGGAGCCACACCAACAGGTATGACTGATGACACGACATTTGTCGGATTGGGTGTGCCTATGACGTTCACAAGAGAGTTTGTCACAACCTCACTGTCTGTAATGTTGTACAATCTGGCGTCAATACGTGCGCTCCCGGTATCAGCTATCACAGCGCCAAACTGGACGTTTGTGAATGAGATACCCATAGACGCAAAATCTAACGGCCTCATAAGAGCCACAATTGTCCAAAAGCCTACAGAATAGGCGGATTGTTGATTACAGAAAGGGGTACTGGACAACGGAAAGTGAACAGCAGGGTACACACCACCACCGCCACCACCCGGTATTGTGACGTTGGCTTTACCACCCCCAGCATCGGAAGCTGTAACGCCAGCGCCAGTGAAGTTGATAGTGTCAAAATTGCCAAGTGGCGAACCACCGTTCTCAACATCGACACCACCCCCGCCTCCGCCACCCAAAAGGGGCACAGCTTCACCGGAGCGAAGCTGGTACAGTATCCTCCATAATTCCTGCTGAGCGCCATGAACATTCTCGGCGCTGTAGTAGTCTTGCCAGTTAGCGTATGTCGCCTCGGAGAACGCTGGGAGGTCCCAGTCACACAACTCGTCGCCCCAGCTTGCTGTCCCAAGCGATGGGAAAGAGACAGACGCGACGAGTATTTGGCTGCCTGGTGTGTCATCTCCCATGTCATTCACACGAAGCTGTACAACGTACCTACCGTATACATCGGCTTCAAGTTCTGCTGTTCTCGTGTTAGCGCCCGAAAGGACGGCTACCGAGCCGGGAGGAGATTCGAGTAATGACCATTCGTACTTCACTGCCCCGACGTGTCCATCGTCGGAGTTTGTAAACACAATTGGTTCTGTATTTGTTGCGTGCAAGTCCAGCCCACGGGCTGATTTCCCAGCCTGGCCAACCGGCCTTGGTGTGGTCTGAGTGATAACAATGTCAGCCTTGGGCATTTCGCCTCCTACGGATTGTTTACGTACTTGTGACCTTGAATAGACAGCCTCGGGCGGTAGCCTGTGATCTCTTCATAGATCTCAGCACAGCGCTTTACACCCTTCATAGCGTTCCACTCAATCGGCCACTGTGGCTGGAAGTACACCCTACTTGGGTCTGCACCAAAGTCTAGGACCTGACGCGCTATCCCCTCAGGGGACTCCCAATCACCGGGCACCACATACTTCAAGTGATATCGTCCTGGGTCTTCCATGTATCGGACAGGAAAACCGGCCTTCGGCGATATGACTGTGTGGTGGTTCAACAGAGCTTGTATTGCAGACGAGCGCGGTTTGACACCGTTCGTCTCTATCAGAATCTTCGGCGGCTCAGAAGTAACAAACTGCTTCTGGTATTTACTAAGTACCCGTACTAGTGAGTCGTCTATGTACAACGTGGGCTCACCGCCAGTCAACAGAATGTGTCTATACTTGGATGGTAATTGCACTTCGAGCCCGGAGATGGAAAGTCTCCTGTCAGCCGCGAGCCCGTAGTCACTCCTAGCGTCGGGCTGGTCACACCACGAGCACGTAAGGTTACACCCGGCGAACCGGATAAGCCAGATCGCTAGACCAGCGTGTGGCCCTTCGCCTTGCCAAGTATCTGCCATCTCTATGACAGGATACTTTTTCACTATTCTCATGGTTCGGCCCTCGCAGAAAAAGGATGGGGCGGACTCGTCGGGTCAAAACGAGTCCGCCCCCAGGAGGTACAGTGATCTGGATCAGATCACGACGAAGATGCGAAGGACGTCGGCGAGGTTGTTGAGATCGGCGTCCGTACCGATGGTCAGAGACCCGTCAGCGAGCGTAAGCCCGTCAGCCGCGATCATGCCCACAGCGGCGGTCTTGATCTTGAACGCGTGAGCCGCCGTCATACCATAGACAGCGACAAAAGCGCAATCGGTTGTCTCGTTGACCACGACAGCGAACTTGGGATAGCCGTCGATGTCAACCGTGATATTTGCGCCAGTTCCAACCTCACTCACAGCCTGAATCTGGCCAACACGGGACATACCAGCCGCGAGAGCACGGTTGTCAGGGTAAGGAATCTCGGTGGCGGCGAGAAGGGCCGCGATCTTGGTGCGAAGAATGTCATCACTCATTGTTGTCTCCCTCGTCCACAATTTCCGCGCCTGAAACAGCACGTAAGGCTAGGACGACAGCCTCGGCGTATGTATCGACCCCAAATAACTCCTGAGAGTATTGGATCAGCTCCCTCACTTCAGTAGTGCCTGGAAGGGGAACGACAATAGCGGCCCCCCGCGAGGACTCATGGGTCACCTCGTCAGACTCAGCCGCCCCGAATGGCGTTGCAGAATCATATCGTGACTTGTCCTCTGGAGCCGCCTCGTCAGTAGAACCTGGGTCAAGCGTTGGTGCGCTGTCTAGGTCAGCCGTGAAAGCGCCAACCAACTCCTCAACAGCGTCGGCCTCTTTGGCCGTAGCGCGTGCAATGTCATCCAAAGACACACCACTAGATGACATGTCATGGATAAATTCTAGGTACTCTTCGCCTTCAGTATTAGCTGTGATATAATTGAATCGCAACATCGAAAGGTCGGCCTCGGTAGGAGACACAATCTCCCCATCCTTGTCCGTAAGAACAATGGCGGGCAGGTGTTCAGCCTCCTGAGCTGTGGCCTCATCAAGTCGATGGTGCCCATCAATTAGCTCATAACCACCGTTTTTCGCTGGAATGACCATGATCGGATCACGAAACCCCAAGCGAGACACGGAATCTTTCAGCGCCGCTACTTGCGAAAAGTCCATACGACGAAACCTCTTCCGTCGTAGCTTCAAGTCACTTACAGAAACCTCCCCCACGATCATACCACCAGGCAGTTTTACGAATTCACCTGGTGACAACTCGCGAGCTTGAGGAGGCTTCACTTTGATGCGTACTTTTCTCTTCCTATTCTTCTTCGTCGTTTTCAGCTTCAAAGCGACCCTCCAATTGCGCCTCCCAATCGAAGCCCCGGAGCCGCCAATACGTAGTGTAATAGCGAGCCATGTCAGCGAACACTTTTGCCTGATCAAGGAAGATGGCGTGGTTGTCAGCCCGAGGGCGGCCTTTCACCATCTTGCGGCCCACCACGTCAAGCGGCTTGAGCTTTGAACCGTGGCCTTGAATCTTGAGAATGTTTTTGGCTACAGCAGTTGCGCCTTTTTTCTTTACTAGGCCCTTACCAGCGTCGACTCTCACAATGTCACCCGTCGTCTGGTCAAAGACCATAGCGCCGCCAAAGTGGAGCGCTTGTTGCCAGGTAACGGAGTCACAGGAGTAGAAAGGAACTTTCTTGAGTACACTTGGTCTCGTTACCGCATAGCCGTGTAGCTTTACCCCTTTTAGGTAACATAGCTCCGCTGCCATAGCGGCGACCTCGACCAGCTTGTCTAGCTGTGTCGCCTTAGTCTGCATCGTCATACCAATGTAGTACACGTCAGGATGAGCTACCAACACCTCGATAGAGTCGTCGGCGTTTGTCATATGTGACGCAAACACAACTGGTACTCCGGTCTGTTCCTGAAATGGGAACATGTACTTGTCACGCCAGCGTTTGACAACGTCCATCCCGTAAAGTTCTTGCAGATCTAGCTCAGCTACACCAGCGAGCGGGATGTCATTGTCAACTAGCCAGTAACAAGCGCCAAGGTGCGATTCAATTACCTTTTCACACTCCTCGATGGCTAAGGACTTTCCGCCATGTTTGAAGAACTTTGACTTGATGATAAATGCCCCGGAATCGACGAACAGCCTATCAGGTGACAGGGCTTGACAAGCCAAGTCGAGTATCCGGGCGCGAGACGGAGCTTTGCCGTTACACGTCAGGAGTAGGTTGACAGGAAAACCAATCTCTCCTATTTCTTTGTAACGAGACACGACAGGGGAAGCCTCGTCAGCTATGTAGACGTGCATCAGGGCCACTCAACTTCGACGCTGTTGTTTACACCCTCCCACAAATACACACGCATCCAATATATCTCGTTATCCAGCGAGTTAGCTTTGTGGACAAGTGTGTCCAAGATGTGTATTGCGATAGTTTCAGCGGTTGGCGGCGCTATGATCTCATTCAGATTACAATGGTCAAGCGCCTGATATGCGGCCTTGATGTCACCGAAATCCATGACCACGCCCAAAGGACCAATATCGCCTCCCACACGAACCTTCACGCGATACGTATGCCCATGTAAGGCTTCGCACTTACCGAACCCAGGGAGCCTATGTGAGGCGTCAAAGTGCCCGTTATGTTCCAAAGTTGCCATGGGTTTATGTTCCAAAGTTACCATGAGTTCCTCACACAAAGAGGTGGACTTCTGTAACTACCTTGACGCTAGACAAAGCAATAACAGCCGCCTCAAATATGATGAGCGATCTGAGTATGATCGCTCGCTCCCATGGTGAGCCCGCTCTGATTTGCGCTATTGTTACAGCGTCAGCCGAACACAGACCGGCTGTAATGAGAAGGCCCCAGCCTACCCAACCACAACCTGTATGCGCTGAAATACCACCTATAATAGCCAGAACTGGTAGCGGTAGGAGTCGCCCCATACCAACAAGGTCTGTTGCTGGCTTGTTACGGCCTCGCCACCGTAGGGCGAGGTCTAGGGACAGGAGCCCCAGGACCACAGCCGCTACAATGACAGTTACTTGCTCTGTACTCATCCCTGGTCCTTCACTATGGACGGAGCGCTCAACTGGCGATTGATCTCTTTACGAGCCATATCGCGAATGAGAGTTGCCCAATGTGTGTTGGCGTAGTCACGGAGTCTTGGATGGATCATGGCCATCGTTGTCTCTGGTACTTCTCTGTGTTGCATGATCGCCGAAGGACCACCCATAGCCAACAAGCTATTGAACAAGCGCTCTGTGACCTCACGGACCACGGCCTCAGAACGAACACGAATCTGCAACATCTCTTTAGCTTCCGTCTGACGTCGCTTCCGTGTATCCTTCTTCGTCTGTACCCGCTTTCTTTTGCGACGATTTCTGTCGCGTGTATCAGCGGACATGTTATACCTCTTTGACCTCGCCCCGACCTACAGAATAGGCTTTTATTTTGCCCATCATCCATTTCGGAGCTTCACCGAGACTCACAACCTCGCCTACCTTGGCAAGAGCGAAAGCCTCATAGAGGTCTTGTGAACCGAAGTCGGGAATATCATCCTTGAACCACTTACGTAGGATGCCCTCGATAACCGGGAGCTTCCCAGCGTTCCCCTTACCTGTGACGTACTTTTTCAACACCATTGGCGGTGCCACAATCACTCGCGCGAATCGGAGCGCCACCACGGCGTCGTAAATGGCTTGGTGTAGGAAACCAACCTGTAGGCGCTTATGCCCAACCATAGCTGGCCCCTCTATCGTCACCACAGGCCCGTTGATTATCTGACCAGCCACACGAACAGGCTTGACAATAGGAATAATTGCCACAAGCCACGCGTACAGAGCTTTACGAAGCTCTCGACAACGAAGGTAGTCAGACATGACAAAACTTGCGTCGAGATCTCCAGCCGGAAAGGTCAGCTTTTCTACAGCGATATCCCCTCTATCGGTTATTGCGGCCAAACCCAAGTTGTTCACGCCTGGGTCAATACCAATCAGAGTTGGCATTGAATTCATCTCCAGACCCCCAATTGGGGATCAGATGTCAGCAAAACCCAACATCAGCGAGAACGTAACCTCGCTACTACTGTCTGGGTTACTAAAGTACAGTGCGTCCGCGCTAGTCCACAGTACGAACTGTCCTTCCTGGTCTGACCCAATCCCTGGCTTGATCAGAATCGGATCATTTGCGGCATTGTCGAAATGAACCTGAACACCGTTCAGGTTTGTAACGTGCATAACCGAAATGAAGCGTAGCTTTACCGCCCCCGGAGGGAAGGCGATCTCAGTGCCCGAGGCGCTGGCGGGTAGAGCTACATCATAGGGCGCGATAACCTGTGTAAGGTTATCGTTGTCTTGCTCCTCATCGAAGCCACCCCTGTCGTGTTCCCCCGCCAGGTCTTCCCACACACGAATCGTGAGTTCGGTATGGAGTCTGCGTTGTGTCGTCATCCGACTATTCCTCCCTTGACCCGTCCGCGTGACACCTTGTGGGTAATTGCGGCGGGGAAAAGCTCTCTGGTACTGTCATCGTGAGAAAAGACGAGGACTGAATCACCTCGCCCCTCTGACCGTATAAACGAAGCGAGACGTTCTTTATTGCCCCCATCGACGGCGTCTGTGACATCATCATAAATGAGGGGGAGTCGGGCGGCTCCAGTTGTAGCTGTGGGTATCGACGCAAGAGCTTTGAGAAGACTAAAGTCGATGAGGCTTCTCTCCCCCTCCGAGAGTCCGCGATATGAAATCTCCTGGCCGTCTCGCAGTTGAATTCTGAGAGAGACAGTCTCAAGAGCTTCAGAAGGCCGCACCTCGACGTACACCGGCTCTCGGTAAACCTCCCCACACACTTTAGTCGCGACACCGCTCAACACCTTGAATGCTTCCTGTAGAAGGGCCACACGGGCTCCGCGAGGCCCATACACACGAGCCAAGTCAGACAACCGCCGAACCCTGGTCTCCAATGTCAGTATGCGGGATCTAATCTTATTCAGATCACGGCGAGCGTGGTCCCTCTTGGCTATTGTTGTTGTACGCTGATGCTTGTAGTAACGCTTGGCACGCTTCCATTCCCCAAGGTCTTCGCGGTACCTTTGAACTACGTACTCAGCTCTTTGCCTGGTAGACTTGAACTCTTCGTAGTGGTGAAGCGCCTGGTCATAGTCAGCTTCAGACTGTAACAGCTTGCTACGTTCACGCTCTACACGCTTGGCGAGTTTTTCCTTCTTGACCTTCAGCTCGTCGACCTTACCCATCAGGTCGACAACCGTATGCTTATGACGCTTTGTGTTTGTACTAGCGCCACACTCAGGACACTTCCCCTGAAGTACGAGACCGTTGGCTTCGTCTCTAGCCCTACGCACATTACGTAGCCGCTCGCCAGTCCTCTCAAATCGTCTCCTAGCCTTATCGCAAGATGAGGTGTCTGGTCGACTAGGACGATCTGGAGTCGGCTTTTCGAGGTACTTACGCGCAGCCTTTACGGCTTTGCTGAGTTTGGGCTTGGTCGGGGGTCGTAGGACTCGAAGCTCTCCCTCATAGGCCGCGAGTTCCGCTTGAAACCTTGCGAGCTTTTGTGTCTCCGTCAAGAGTCTGTCTTTGGTGACCCGGAGTTCTGATCTGACTTGTTTGTGCCAAGTATCAAACTGGCTGGCCCCCAGTAGAAATTCGATGAGCCCTTTTCGCTCAGAATCAGTCGCGTTCGAGAACTTGACAAGCAAAGAGCGGTGAAAAACTCTTGTCGCGAGATACAGTCGAGCCGACCCAAAGGTTTGCTCGACTGTGACGTTGTTGTCGCGGGTCTTTCCCTCTCCGTCTATTGTAAGGGTGGTCCCTGACTTTGTTCTGCGTCTTTCGTAGACGACACCATCGACCTCCATCCTAACCACAGTACCGGGTATGGCCGGAGACCAACCCCTACGGCTAGTGCGGATATTCTCCGACCAGAGACACCATACTATAGCCTCCCCAATCATCGACTTGCCCGAGCCATTGGGGCCAGTAAACAGCCCGACGCCGGTTTCCGGTAGCTCTATGTTCGTCGCCTCATGGTTACCGAAGTTAGTGAGTGCGAGCTTCATCGTCGCCTCTCTAGCTCCAGACTAACAGGGAGTGGAGGGGCCGTGACAGAGGCCACCACAGGGTCGCCATGGGTTCTGCTCAGAGCCTCTTCAAGTAGGCCAAACGCTGGCCCCTCTAGCTCCCCTTTCCATCGAAGCGTCTTACAGTGGTACGCGATAGCGTGCTGCGGGGATAAACCCATAGGACCTATCTGTTCGTCCTTATACCTCTGGCTCGGCTTATGGTAGTTCGCAATAGTAACAGCGCCACCTACTATGTCATCAACGGACTTAGGGTTCTGAACGACCTTTGTTCTGATCGGAAACGGATCAATCTTTTGCTTTAGGACAAACCAACAGCGACGGAGGGTGTCAAGGTCGACGCCCTCAGTCCATGGCTTCTGTAACTGCCCACAAGACACGACGTATCGAACGCCCGACACAGCCCCTATGTGGTGTGTAGCTTCAACAGGCCCTTCTGCGGTACCCCAGAGTTCTAGAACACTACCAAAGCGTGCTCCATTCTCACCGAAGTTCCTGGGGCTCAACGAGCCCACCTGAAACACTGTGAGGTTCTTCAACTGAAACTCTGCGGCGTTGTGGTAGTGACCACAGGCCACCACCTCGATACCTGCCCCTCTAAGGAGCTTTTCCAAGTCGCTAATGTGCAAGCTGAGAGGATCAGCTTCCTCCCAGCTTGGAGCCCCGTCACTGTAAACGCCGAAGTGCCCCACCAAAACCCTTGGGGGGTTACCAGGCCACGCGTCAAGGCTTTTCGTCGCCGCCTTGATACTGTCCACAGCGGACATACCACAAACATACGGGGCAAACAGGACAGAAGTAGATGGTAACATATTCGACATGTCGTCAATGTGACCAACAACACCTGGCCCCGTAACTTTGTGAACGTATATATCCGGCAAGTAGTCCAAAGCGTTACCACTATGTACGTCAACATCGTGATTACCCGACATGACGTACATGTGATAGCCACTAGCCGAATACTGCTCGAAAAGCGCTTGAAGTTCGCCAACAACCCGGGGCGAGATGACACGCCTGTCGAAGAAATCACCTGCGACAATTACTGTACGACAGTGGTTCTCCTCCATCCAGTAGAAAACCTCGCGAAACGTAGCCAACATGCGGTCAGCTACAACACCCTGTTCCCACACCTGACCTACAGATACACCGCGAGGCCCAAGGTGAACGTCAGCTATGATTGCGAGTCTACCGCTAGTCGTCTTCGATCCAGCCTTCGGCGAACTCATCTTCTTCTGCTTCTGTTTCGTCAAGATCTTCACTGTCGTCGTCCTCCCCAGTGTACTCCTCATCCATCCAAGGCCAAAGCTTTTGCTCCATCTCAGAGATAAAGTCGTCATCCATGTCTTGGGGGAGGACACCCTTTGTACCCCTTGGAGCGCCCTTCAGTTTGTATCTGCCTCTTGTTTTCGAGACAATACCCTCGGCCTCCGCGTTTAGGAGCGAGGACAGGTCCGACTTGTAGCCGTCCCTAAAGCTGAGGTACAAATGCGATCTCTGGAACGGTGGATGAAAGGCGTTCGCGATAGTCTCGCCATACACCACTTGTCCGACCTTACGCTTCCCGACCTTGAGTTTTTTGCCCGCTTTCAGAATCAACCTAATACGGGCTGTGTATTTCAAGCCCCCACCACCAGCCGTGATTTCCTTGGGAGCAAATTGTGCTCCCCAGCCAGTCACGATGTTGGCTGTGAGTTGGTTGACGACGACCATAGGAGCGCCTTGCTTGTAACACTCACCAGCCATCGTTCTACAGAACCGCCAGATCGCCTTGGCCTTAGAACCAACCATGACAGTGTCTTGCTTTGTTGACTTATCCTTGTTTGGGTTCAACTCCGAGTCCGTCGGAGTGAGCCCCATGTCATCCCAGAAGAAAGCTAGGCCAATACCCTCTTTGGTCAACTTCTTCATGCCCTCGCGGGTCTTCTGAAGCGCCTCTTCTGAGGAGTCAACAGGTACAATGACAACGCCGTCAGGGTCCACGCCAATCCTACGACACCGCGCTACGTCAGAAGTTACTGCCCCCTTTGGATCAATCACCAAAGGGACCAGATCTGACTCTTGAGCGGTTGCGATCATGTGGAGTACCATTGTTGTTTTGCCAGCCTTCTCTTCACCGGCTAGCTCTAGGAAGTGACCCCGTGGATAACCCCCAATCCCGAAGAGACCAAAATCCACGGCGGTAATGCCCGTTGGTATCGCGTCGTCCCCAGCGTCCCCAACGTCACTCATAAGGTAGGTGACGTCTGCCTTGAAAACCTTGTTCAGAACGCTACGGACCTTGTCCGCGTCAGCCACTAGAACCTCCTGATCTAAATCTGATCACCCATTGCGTCCCATCCGTCACGCTCACACCTAGCGAAGAACTCGACACGCGGGCCTGGTGAGGCCCTCTCAACTAGCTCATAGAACTCGTCAGGCTTCTGTGAGTGCTTTGTACGGGGCGCGTCTACCCGCGTGGGTAGGCTGTTCTCCATTGTCGCCATGTAGGTTCCACGGACGCCAAAGAGACACAACTCGTGCTGACCTCTGAAGTACCGACCAATACCAAAGCGATCCTTGACCCATACGATATTGGTCTTGTACGTGAACCCCAGGGCTTGCATAACAACCAGCCCCGACTGGAGAAAGTTGTTAGTCACCCAGAGGTACAAGTGAGCTTGCTTATCTGGACGCCACACGTCGTCAGTCACCATCACGCGAATGATCTCGTCAACCGACAGTAACTTATAGTGCCTGTCAGCTCCTCGTTTGTACTTAGCGCCGCCCCCACGTTCTTTCCACGGAGGGTCAGCGACAATGGTTTTGTAACGCTTGCGTAGCTTTACTCTCATATGAACCCCGCAAAAAGAAAGGTGGGCCACTGGCCCCATAGGGCTCACAGACAAGGTAGGAGACCTACTTTGTAGGCCGGTCTTATGCTGACAGAGCCCTGTTATACGGGATATCTCAGCCCTACTGTTTTGGTCACAGAATGTCTAGAATCTCCTGCAACTACTCACATCTATGAACCCTACGGGACCAGTGGCCCAGCGCCTAGACGTGTGAAAGGAGGACTATCGTATCATCGGCGCACTTTGATACGAATCTTTTTCTTCCGGCGCTTGACCTTGACTTTGAAGCTACCGCTCTTAGCCTCGGCCTTTTGCCGGTTACTTTCTCTGTGTTCCTCCATAATGAAACGTCGCGCGTTCTGAGACGCGGCGAGCCAATCGCCCTTCCTACTCTGCCACCATTTGATAGGATCATCCTCAGCTTGAGGTAGGAAAGCGTAAAGGGGACACGCCCGAGCGCGACAATCCATTCGGGTGTGCCCCCCTCTACACTCAAAACACAACGCGCTGATGGCCCGCCACAGGTCCCTTTTAGGAACCCTGACGCTCATCTACTTCTTCTTTTTGCTCTTGGGCTTCGGGAGCTTCGGCTTGGCCTTGTTGGCCTTTTTCGCCGCACCCTTTTTCTTGGCGGGCTTGGTCTTACCCTTACCCTTCTTGGCGTTCGCGGCGGCTTTCTTCTCACGGCCCTTCTTGAGATTCTCAAGACGCTGCTGCTTCTTCTCCTCCGCTTCCGCTTCCAGCTTTCGCTCGATTTCGGCGGGGTCAATGGGGGAGTCGTTCGGGGAGTCGAGAATGCCCAGAATGAACTGGAACACCGAGGCTACAAGGCGATTCGACTTGGTGCGCTTCTCAGTGAAGTACACCTTCTCAGCGGCGAGACACGCGTCGATCAATTCCCCCACGGGACGGGTCTTGAACTTGCGATTCTTGACCTTCTTCTTCCGGTCATCCTTGCCCTGGTGTCGGGGGAGGTCTCCAGCCTTCTCACGCTCCTCCTGAACGTGCTTTCGGAGGTCCCGGACGTCGATGTCAGCGGCGAGCTTGAGAGCCTTGAGCTGGCTCTTGGACGGAAGTTGCTTGATGAGAGCCGCTTTGGAAACTGGGATCTCACCACTAGTAACCGCCTGGCTCACCTTGGGGTGAAGGTCAGACACGATCCCGAGGAGGTCGGAGACCTTGGACTGTGAAATGCCCAACATCTTCGACACGTCCCTCTGTGACGGCTTCTTCATCTTGCCCGTCTTGGGGCTCTTGACCTTCTCGGACATGATCGCCTTGATCGCGGTAGCCATCTCCAGCGGCTTCATGTCCTCGCGAAGGTTCTCCAGGATACCTGCGACCTTCGGGGACACGGAGTCGTCGATGATAGTGATCGGGATCAGATCAATGTCAAGTCGCCTCGACGCCTCGAACCGGCGAAAGCCTGCTCGAAGTACGTACATCGCTGGCTTGTTGTCCAGAGAGCGCTGGACCATGAGAGGCTGAAGAATCCCCTCGGACTTGATGCTTTCCATCAGGTCCAAGAACTCAGTGGCTCTCGTAGAGAACCGTCGAACGTTCTTCTTGGGGTCCGCGAACACCGCGTTGCGATGAACGAGGAAACACCCTCGCGCCTTCTCCATCCTCATGTGCTCAACAGCCAGCTCACGACTGGAGAAAACCCGTTCCTCACCAGCCAGGATAGCCTCTTCGTTGACGCCACCTGAGAACTTGACCTTCTTGCCACTGGACTCACACACAAGAACATTGGGATTGGCTTCCTTGGAAACCTTCCCCTTCTTGGTTGACTTCTTGCTATTCTTCGTTCCCTTCTTACCGACCGTCAACTTCATCGCGGCCCTCCTTTTTTGCTTTTCCTAGAACGGAACATCGTCGTCATCGGTGTCGTCGAAATCGTCATCGCCCATACCCACATCGCCATCGCTTTCAGCGTCGGCGGCTGCGAGTAACATGTCGATAACTTCCTGGGCTTCGTCTGGCCCCGGAACGTCGGGGCGGTATTGGCTCAAGTCAGTCATGGTCTTGAACCACCTCTTTTTGAGCTTGCCAATGACCTTCTTCGACTGAACGCGAACGTCGTAGTCGACCTCCCACACCTGTTTGCCCTTTTTGATCTTCCTGATAATGATCATCATCAGGGCGTCAGGGTCGTAAAAGTGGTCGCCATCTTCGATTGCGGCGAGAAGCTGGTTTCTAATGGTCTTACCAAAACGATAAGGCCGAGCCACCTTCGGTGCCGACAAATCGACAATGTTGGCGTAAGCGCCAAAAGTCATCTTCAGCGCCTTGGCGAGCTTTTTGTCGCGGGCGTGCTTTGACTTGAACAACTTACTGACGAAGTTGTCCAACTCACACGGGCGCTTCTCATGAAATTTTGCACAGCCGACAACCATGGGAATCTCGTCAGGACGATTATCCAAACCGAGCGACGCCATGGCGTCTTTGCCACCTGTGTAGTGGCCAGCCGTCTCAACCCACGGATAGTTGGTCCCCCACTCTTCGAGTGACGGTAACATGAGAATCTTGTTGCGCCCCTCTTTCGGCTTCCAGAACTCACCAGCCGCCTCCTCCTCAAGAGCCTGTTGAGCTTCCTCAGGGGTGGTTCTCGTGAACTTTGGTTTGCCGGACGAAGCGGCTTTCCTCGCGGACTTCCGCTCCGTCTCCGTCGAGACTCGCCTACCCAGCTTCGTTTTCTTTTTGCTGGACTTCAGCTTTGTTGATTTGGGCTTGTTCTTTTTCAGCTTTGTTTTTTGCTTTTCTCCAACAGCTATTTTCATACGGCCCTCCTTCTAACAGCCTACCTATCTCGAGGGTCACTCCTCACGAAACTTTTTTGAGAATTTTCTCATTTTGTTCTGTGCGGCGACTAGGGAGTCGTTTACGCCCTCATCTGGGTGATCTGAATCCGATATATAAGCCTCTGACGCCATGCCCATCTCAGGGCGAACGAAGAAAGACATCATCTTCAGAGCTTCCCTCTTCGTAACGATTGCGTCTACAAGACCCTTTATTCGGACCCATTCGGTCTCCGCCCTAGCCTCAACCAAACAGAGTCTTGCGAATTCCTCTGTAGCTTTAGCCCGCTCATTGACCATACCCTCTGTGACCTTCTCGTACATACGGTTCAGGGCACGTCTACGATCCGCCTTCAGCGCTTCAAGGCCGATCTCTCTAGCGGCTTTCGCCGCTGAGTGTCTGCCCTTAGCGTAGGCTAGACGAGTAGTCCAATGGCTCATCAGGCCGTGGAGCCTACCCATAGCCGACAACATCAGTACGGGCTCTAGTTGCAGAGCTTCCGCCATATCCTTCGGGATAGAGCGTAAGGCTTCACGCGTAAACTCTTCCGAGGCGTATGCTTGAAGGTTTTGCCAGCTTACGTTTGGGTCTTCGACCGGGGGCTCGATGTCCCCGTCTGACCAACCCTCTTCTTCTCTTTCCTCTTCCGCTTCTTCCTGCGCCTCTTCGCTGTCATTTCTCCTCGCAATCTTGATCTTCATCCGATCTGTCCTGTGTAACAAACTTCGACAATGATCGGCAACGGCTTCTCAACCAGACGGTCATTTGAGACCTCGTACTTGGCGAGCCAACGAGACAGGCCCATACGTAAAGTATGCGTAGAGTTTGGTATGACGTCATCTTCCGCGTTTATGAAGTTACCATTTGCGTCACGTAAGATACGCTGAATACGAGGTGTAACCTTTTCCTCTGGGATGAGAAAGAACATCGACACTGTTCGATAGTGGTTCCAAATAAGCAGATATGATCTCACACAGTCCTTACGGACCTTGATCTTGATCTTCGACTTCTTTTTCACCAGTATCTTCATGCCACCCCCTTCGTAATGTAAATGGTGGTCTTCTTAGGGCGAACAGCGTCGAGTGACGACACCACACCGATCTCTTTTGTGTCTGCTAGTGTTGGGCCAGCCTTACCCTCAACCTCCAGGGGAACCCTGACGGTCGGGTGACTGACCATGGCCCAGCCTATGCGCTGGAGCGCTATGTTGACCATAGACCGCTTGACAGCGACAATGACAGAGTCATGAATGGTGTGAACTAGTCTAGTGACTCCCGGCAGAGATCCATCCTTGATCATCCGATTGAGAAGAACCAGGGACTTCATCATGTACATCGCTGCTCCTCCCTGGACAGGAGTATTGATAGCCTGTCGCCGTGCATGTCCACGGCGACCTCCATCCCGAGAGCCTAGATTTGGAAGCCAGCGACGCGCGATTGGTTCACCACACCAGTACGTGTAAGCACAACCACGCTTGGTAGCCGAGGCTATCTCCCTCAACATCCACGCGCGATATCCACGATACAGCTTGAAGAAACCACGACGCCACATGCGAGCCTCATCGACAGTCAGGTCAACATCGTATTCCTTCTTGGCGTTTTCCTTCAGCCCGTACTCTGACATGTCGAAGATAGTGCCGAAGTTGATAGGCTTCGCGGCCTGGCGCTGTTCCTTGCCAACCTCGTCCAACCCACAGCGAAGAACGCTTGCGGCGGTCTTCCTGTGAATGTCGATCTCGTTGCGGAAACAGTCCATCATGACAGGGTCATTGGATAGGTCTCCACCTATACGCATCTCAATCTGTGAGTAGTCGACCTCCAAAAACCACTCGTCGTCTTTCAGCCCCAATAGTGCTCTGAGGGACTCTAGGCTCGCGTGGGGAATGAAACAACGACGAATTGCCTTATCCTCCTCCCACCACCTGTTGGGAACGTTCTGTAGGTTGGGGTCTGAACTCGACAGTCGGTGTGTACCTGTGCCGCCCTGTTTGTAGCTGGTGTGTAACGCCCCATCCGAGGCGATTCTCCCACGGTAGCCCTTTACGAAAGTACCATGCTTACTTTTGATACGGTTGAACTCAGAGATGTGTTCCAACACGACGGGCGACCTTTTCTTTGCCGCCTTGACTGTGTGTTTGTCCACCTTACCAAGACCCGTCGGAGTGAACTCCCTCACCTTCATATCGAGACCATATTTGCTGAACATCAGGTCTCTCATCTGTGGCGCTGACTTGGGGTTGAACTCGTCAGAGGATATGTCCCTGTCCCAATTAGCGCACAGACGCTTGACGACTCGGCTTGATCGGATCGCGATCAACTCACGCTCCATCTCAGCCTTGAACCGCTCATCCAATGCGTCTAGCGCCTCGCGATTGACAGGTAGACCATTGTACTCCATCTGTAGGAGCGCCGCCCCGAGTGGGCCGAATATCTCCTCCCAGAGTTGCCAATGACCTTCGCGTCTCATCTTTCGTTCGTAGAACGTGACCAGTCGACGGGTGGCGATTGTGTCCCACCCACAGTAACGCATGACAACTTCTGGGTAGTTGTAGTACGCTTGTTCGTACCTGTCACCGATTGTCTTGACCTCTTTGTTTGCTGTACCCAGTAGGCCGAATAACTCGGCTTTGTGGCCACCCATCCCGACCATCCAACCACACAAATCCAGGTTGGCTAACTGCTCGGGGTAGTCCAGTTTCCTGTACGTTAGGGTGTCTTCCCACCAGTTGTCGTAATGAAGGACAATCTCAGGGTCGATACCCATTGCTTTGATTAGTACCCATACGTCGAACTTCCAGTTGTGACCAGCCATACGAGTAGTCGCTAGAAGCTTCTCGAATGCCGCTATCACACGTCGTCGCTTTAGTACCTTGTCCGAGAAGACGAACGCCTTGTTGGGCTCCCACGCGATTGCGAGACACAACAGGGCGTTAGTCCTGGTGTTGTACTCTGTGTCAAGAGCCACCACTCGTTGACCAGTAGCTCTCTCAAGTACCGTCAAGGCCGTAGCCTCTTTGCGTATACTTACTGTCTTGGTGTCGTTCAACGAAACCCAGTCCTCCGGTGGTGGCCGTAGAATCGCCTGCTTCAGTGTTTCAGCGAAATACGGCTTCAGCGAAGGATTATGGAGACACGCTGATGGATGTAGTAGGAATTGCGTTGTTACGTTAGTAATGTCACTTGACCGTTGAAAACCACCGACAATCTGCGTTATCGGTAAGCGCTCATCTGTGAGAGCTTCTGTGGCTACTCGCCCGAGGGCGATGATCCGCCCTGGATTGGTGCGCTCTATCTCTTTGAGTAGATACCCGCGACAAGCCATAATCCCGCGAACAGGATCAGCCTCACCTGGGTAACATCGTACTGCGTTTGTGTATCTGATCGGAAACCGATCACCAACGTAACGGGCGACCAGTGACCTCAAAAGCCTCCCTGTAGGACCTACGAAACACTTTCCCTGCGCGTCCTCTACTTCGCCGGGAGCTTCCCCAACAAACAGAACGCCCTCCCCGCCAAGGTCCTTTGCGCCATCACCACCGACCCGTATGTGGCGACAACCAGCGGAAAGGTCACAGCGTCTACACTTAGACATGTACCTCCAAAAACGCAGACAAAAAAAGGGTGGCCGCTGGGAGTAGATCGAAACCTACTCCCAGCGGCCTATTAGGAGGGGAGATAGGCGACTTGACGTTCTGACGTTCCTACTCGATAGCGGCGGCTGCGGCCTTCTTGAGACCGGCCTTCTTCTTACCCTTCAGCGCCTTCACGCCACTGGACCGAAGTGCCTCGAGAATCTCGACGAGAGTGTCAACGTCATCAATCTCGGTGTCCTTGACGACCAGTGAGGCGACCTTCATGGGGGTCTGAGCCTTGCCGATCTTCTTCATCGTGGACTCGGAGATCTCGATGCCTTCCTCGTCTTCCTCTTCCTCCTCTTCCTCGTCTTCCTCGTCTTCGTCGTCCTCTTCCTCGTCTTCGTCGTCCTCTTCCTCGTCTTCCTCCTCGTCTTCGTCGTCCTCTTCCTCTGCCTCTTCCTCGTCATCCTCCTCTTCCTCTTCCTCCGGCTCCTCGGCCTCGGATTCGGAAAGGCTGATGCCAACGGCTTCCAGCGTAGAGAGGACTTCGTCGCCGCTCAGATCGGAGATGACAAGCTGATAAGCCCTGTCTGCTGCGCTCTGAACGTTGAGAAGGACACGATGGTTTCCGATGCGGGCTCCGACCTCATAAAGGCCGTCACTCGCTCCGGCGAGACCCTCAAACAGCCCGGCGGCCTCTTCAGCGGCGGCCTGAGCCTGCTTCTTGGCGCTCGTGTTCTTCTTGGACGTTGTCGACTTCTTACCCTTCTTTGCCATCACGGCCCTCCTAGTTGGGTTGGGGGACTCCTCCCCCTTGGTTACAGAGTTACATATCCCGTAAAGGGACTCTCACGAAAGTTTTTTCAAATGTAAGTACGTGTAGGTAGGTTGACTACCTCGTCGTAACCCAGGTTGCCAGGATCTCTCCCAGCGGGAATCTTCACCCACGAAGCGTTTTCTTTGCCTCGGAGGTTCAATCGCCTCGCGATCACCATTGAATTTCTCCAGGCGTCGCCATCATGTGCGATGATTACCTCGCCGTCAAACGAGGTCAGCCTATCAAGCTGTTCCTCTGTAACAGACGTTCCGAGAGTAGCTACAGCGTGCCCTTTCATAGCGAGCGTATCGTGGACTCCTTCAACAACGAAAATGCTGTCTAATTTGTCCAACACACGCCCATTATACAGAGCCCCGTCACGGGTCAAACCTTTTGAATTGGAATAACCTTGGTGCTTTGGGTTTTTACGTATGTAGCCTTTTCGGTCGCCGTCCATGATAGGGTATATGATGTTCCCTGCCATGTACCAGAGGTCTTCAGGCGGATCGAAAACCACCCCAAGCTTGAAACTCTCCATTAGTTTAGGTGTAACTTTTCTGCGTCGTAGATATTTGACAAAACGCCTAAGCGCTATGCTGTCTTTGACCTCACGCCACGGGTACAGAGGAACGAAGCCTTCCGGGAATGATGATGCCACCTTTTCCCTCGGCTTTTCCTCACCAATGATCTGTAACAGATCACTAGGCTTTGCTAGTACCTCTGGGACGTCGAGTGTCTTAGCTATCCACTTGGTGACGCGGCCAGCTTTGCCACATCTCCAACAGTAGTACACACCCTTCTCTGTATCAACAGAGATGTTCTCACGAGAGCCGACGCTGCCGACCCGTTCAAGACAAAACGGACAGCGTCTCCTAATCTGACCCACCGGGGAGTTTCTCCCGTAGTCCTTTGCGGAGTTCGAGAAGCTTCACTCGCCACTCATCAGGGTTCCTGGACACAACCGTCTCAACCTCATCGAGGTCACGGTCAATCTGCTTTCGGAGCCTATCGGTCTCCATTTCGATGTAGGGCTCAATGCCCCGCTCGTACAGTTCTACAAGGGCCTCGATGTAGTGTGGTAGATCCTCAAAGAATCCCTGCCGAGACAGACCAATCGGTGATCGTTGGTCGTCACGGCCCACAACGAATCTGAGGAAACCTCGCCCGTCAGGAATCCGAAGTTCAGCCCGTACCTTGATCTGTTTGCCTACAGGATTGGTAAACGCCCGCTCTGTGGCCTTCACCAACTTATAGGTCTTCCACCCACGCTGCTCAGTAGCGGCGGGGGGGCCGTTATCGCCGCGACCTTGTGGTTTCGGCTCTGGCTTTTGCTGTTCAGGTTCGGGGACGATGGGTTCGACGTCAACAGCCTTCTTGGTTTTAGCCTTGGCCTTTGGCTTTGTTGCCTTGGCCTTGACAGAGACTTTCTTTGTCCCAATAGCTTTCTTCTTAGCTTCTGCCATTTCTCGCCTGTCTCCTGTGTGAACCTCTGGACGGTTGAATCAAATTGAACCAACCGACCGTGTGCGTAGTCCCTACTAAACGGTCCTACTTCCTGGGGGAACGGGGCGTACCTACATGCCGCGACATAAAGTCTGACAATGTCGGCCTCCCGTTCCTCTTCGTCGCGACACAGACCGACCATGAGGTCAACCTTTGCCGCCTTTAGGATTGAGTCCGCGACGTCACGGAATTCTAGGACTTCTTTGCCTATGGCTCCTCGTTGAACCTGGCTAGCCGTCCATACCGCACAGTCAAAGCCTCCACGCGTTCCGCTTGACCCTGACGGTGGCGCTCCAATCGCTCTCAGATCAGTATATATCTTGCCCATCCCATGATAGGTCGTGGTACTGTCAACCACCTTGACTTTCTGGCCTGTAGCCAGCTCATCTGCGTAGTCGATTACCAAGACATCGGGCTTGACACCCCATATCCTACCAATGTCCCTGAGATATGCTTCGATATCCTTCACTGTAACGGTCCCCGGGGGGAACGTTTTGACGATGAAATCACCACCAGTCAAGCCGAACACTTTGCTGAGAATTCGTACAGCCTTGTCTGACACTTTCTTCCCACCGTCCTCAAGACAGTTTATGGGAATTCCCGTTACGTTTGCCGTGAATCGGTTTTTTACCTCCAACTCACCAAGCTCAGCGCTAATGTAAACCACGGTCTTGCCGAGTAATACATTTGACGCGCCGATGTGTGACAGAGCCATGCTCTTCCCGTCTTTTTCAGCGCCAAGAATACAACCAAGTTCACCCCGACCCAATCCGCCTTTGATGCTAAGATCAAGTGGGGCTACGCCAATCGGTAGCCGATCAACTTTGGCCTCGCCAGTCTCTAGCTGACGGCCATACTCAGTTAGTCCTTGCCTCATGTTGAAGCCGACAGAGCCTAGCTGGAGGAGCCTGGTTCGTTCTTGGGCGGATTCCATCCTCTCAAACACAGTATGGTATTGCCGGTCTTTATACAGCTTGTAGCTGTCATCGAGCGCGGCCAGTACCTCCGTGTCAAGGATTGCCTCCGTCAGAACGGCTTGGGCGTCGTCCCTGGATACGGGTTCAACCCGTATAGCTTTCCGGTGAACACTAAGTGCCTTCTTGTATAGCTTCTCGGTGATAGCGCCAGCGTGATAGCGTTGGCGGACCAACTGCTTCATCATAGCGCGATCAGGGATCGCTCCCTCATCCTCCGAGTAACTTCTAGCTACCGAAAACAATAGTGCGTAAGCCCGGAATGGAATTAGCTCTGGGTCAATAGCCTCTAGGACTCTGATACCAAAGCCTCTGTCTGCTAACACTAAACTGAAAAGTCTTAGGACGAACTCTTGGTTCAGTCCGTAACTTTCTTGCGTGTCTAAACCTCCTTTCTACCCTTTCAGGTTCAGACCCCTACCTAGCCTTAGAAACCCGCCCGAGGAAAGTTTTTACACTTTTTTCTCGGATTTGATCTGCTATAGATCACGGTTTTACCCCACCTCCCCCCTACCCCCCTTTAGGGGGGGTAGGGGTGGGGGGATTCTAAGGGGGGAGGGGATTTGTGCTGTTATTCTCAAGCCTTAGCTTGACGAACTCCTATGTGGTGCCTCGGATGGGTACGATCCCACCTTACGCCCTTTCGGGCCGAGGCTATTCTCTGTAACTTCCAACCAGCCTTGTAGATTGTTCTTCGCCGTTTGTTGCTTCTTTTTCTTGATTCTGATCTTCATAAAGTCTCCTTTTAGGGCTCCGGGGGTAGGTCTGAACCTACCTCACACCCTTTCGGGCCGGAGCAAGAGATCTCAAAAGTTCATAGCCGACATTTCGATAACGTCAGCTTCCACCGACGAATGCTCTATCAGACGCCCAGCGTATCCGACCTCTGTCAGCGACTTGGCTTTCACCATAGCCTCTGTGAGAGACACGGCTTCGACATAAAAAGTCGGTAGTACCTCCGTGACATGACTTTTTGTGCCATCACTCTCGTTTACAAGGTACGACGTCCTAACCGGACAAACACGATACAGCATCAACGTCCTCCTGTAAGCTCTCGTCTGACACCTTCCAGCGTCAGCGCGTCCATAGTTTGCCCCTCGACAAACTCGTCAGGGCCGGTCTCGTCATTCCGGTAGACTTCGAGTGTGCCACACTTGAGAAGCTCTCTGGCGTCAGGCCCCTTGAAGGTCTCAAGGGTCTCAGTGCTGCCCTTTTCATACACACTGACTTCGACGAAGCCGCAAAGGTAACAGAACCCTCGCTCATCTCCGTCGGAGTCTGTCCAGTAGATCTCGGCATCACCGAAAGCGTGATCCCGGACCTCAAGGCGCTTACAGCGTTCCAGAACTTTCTTTGCCTCTTCCAATTCCAAGGTCATAATGACCCCCTTTCACACAGCGACCACGGCTGGAATCGAACCAGCTATAGCGTGCCGAGCCGAGATGGCTGGCTTGGTCCTCGACACACCTTACCAAAACCCCAGGGGAGATGCCTGGGTCGTGGTCAGTGGCCCGATAACGGGCCGTTAGGCTTACAACAGATCGCTTACACCGACACACAAGTAACAAACACGGCTGTCAAACCAGCACAAGTAACAAACACGGCTGTCAAACCAGTATCGTGCGTCTGGGAGACTATCCTCCCATGTCAACATCTCGATGTCTGCCAACATCTTCTGGAACAACGTAGTAGCGTCTCCGGTATACCATGTGTGGCTATGCTGCTCACCCATTGACAAACTCCTCTGTTCCATCTACTGGTTGTAGAAGCTCCCCACACTCAGGACACCTATCAGAGGTGCTGAGAACAACAGCCTCACACTCGGGACAAACCCAGTCGTAGCCCAAATCGCCTTGATCATCGCGTTTCAACTTTATGACAAGTGCCATATTGTTGAGTTGTGGCGTAGACATCTTGGCGAGCCCCTCTCTGATGTAAGCCATAAACCCAGTCTGGGTCTCATATGGCGTGCCATCAGCCAGGTAATCGGCTATGTAACAAATCAAGGTATGTTTCTTACCGAGTGACTTCATGCCGCTACCTCCTCTTCCGTACCGTGTTCGAGCTTGTTGGCCTCGATGAAGAATTGCGTAGCTCTCAGTCTCAGCTTAGCCCTATGAAGGGCCAGCGAGATCTCAGGACACAACATCACCGAATGCGTCGAAACCTTGTCGATCTCGAAGCCGTCGAGAACGAGTCGGATGGTATCGTAGCCGATCCCAGCTTGCCTCATTCTCCAAGCCAACACGACTTGGAAGACTTGTTCCATCCCTACGATGTAGGGGCTGCCCTTACTGGGGTTCTCCCGAATATCGTCGAGGACCAGTTGGTATACCAACCCTCGTGCCCATCCTGGGGTCACACCCATGACAGCGGCTAGTGTTGTAAGCCTTACTTCGTACAGTTTCATGTGCTTTCTCCTCTCTTTCACACGGAGCCCCTCCGGGAGTCGAACCCGGAAAGAAGACCATCGGGGCTTACTTGATCTGATGCCGATCACTTCTCGACTAGGTGGAGTTTCTTCGGGGGCGGGTCGTACTGAACTTGGATGCTTTGGGCGTTCTTGACTATCTTGACAATGTCCTCGTGGATGTCTGATACCCAGTTAGGGTGCGCGTCGTCAACAAGCCAACATAACTCTTCCCAATTCTCCTCACTCAGGATAACGACCCGCCTTTTACCTTCCCATGCGCCCACTCGTACCTCCAATCTCTGAGAACAGGACAGACCCGTCCCCAGCGTATCGTAACTCGCCCATATTGAGCGTTTTGCCTTCAGCTCGTGGCCACTCCAGGGCCGGAGGGGCCTTGACCCCTATTAGCTCCCCGCGTCGATTCACGAGCCCTATTTGGACGAGTTTTTCCATTGCGTCAGCGAGCGAGTCAGTCGCCAGGACAGCGAGCCCCTCTCGGCGATAGGTTCGAGACCTATCGCGCGAATGCTGTAGGAGCGTGTCGTGGTGGCCGTCTATCATATCCCAATACACAAACTGGTCTTTGCCAGAGACCTCGGACGCCCTCATAGGGCGACCCATTTTCTGCATGGATGTGATGACAGCTTTGTAACCCGCCGCGTTCACGGCTGAGCGAATTTCTGGGATGTCGATGCCTTTGTTGAACACGCGACTAGCTAGTAAGACATCTAGCTCGCCCCTGTTCAATTTCCCGGCCAACTTCATCCGATCTGTGCCGCTGTGGGCTCCATAGACGATCTCCACATTGAATCCTTCCTGTTGGAGCGCGTCCAACAGAGCGAATCCATGCCGCTTCCTCTCGAAGAAAACCAGCGTAGGTTTTGGAGTCACCTTACAGATGCGTATTATAGCTCTGTTTCGCGCCTCCTCCCGTACAATGGCTTGTTCGTACAGAATGTGCCACTTCATAGGCTCATCCCCGAGGAATGTCGCCCCAGGATAGCGATAGAATATGACCATGGCTTTTGCCAATCGACCTAGCTCTACGAGCTGATCGATCTTGGCCTTGTACCTCACAGGCCCGAGGGCTCCGACCACGTATGCGTCTTTTTTGTCTGACCTCCCCGTGGGGGTGGCTGACAAGCCGATTCGGTACACCGCTTTCGGTATGCTAATTATCGTCTTGTAATACGACTTAGCCGCCGCGATGTGACACTCATCGACAATGACACAACCAACACGCTTGAGATATGCTTTGACCATCTCATCGCTCCGTTGTAGTCGTGAGCGAATCGACTGTAACATAGCGACAGTAAACTGCCCTATGAACACAGTGTTATCGCCTATCAACCCAGCGGGGCGACCTGTGATCTTGTACCATCGGTCCATGGCTTGTTTTGCCAAACCTTTTTCGTCGACCAACCATAGAGTCTTTGTGTTCACCCGACACGCGATAGCGATTCCTATCTCGGTCTTTCCTGCCCCAGTCGGTAGCTTGATAATACCATTCCTCTTTTCGAGGATGGTGTCAACAGCCTCTCGCTGGAACTTGAATAGGTGCTGACAACTCTTTGGTAACGGCTTGATCGGTTTTGGATCAGGCCGATTGTCGACTACTTGTAGTTGCTGGCCTATAGCCATGGCCTTCCGCCGGACAACGTGTAGTAATCCGGCTGGAAACCTCATGCGCTTTTTGTCGAATAGCCTCAGTCTGTGGAAGTATATTCTACCTCTCACATAGGACTGCGTCGAGATTGAGAGAGCGTCATGGAGCCACTTGACTTCGTTTGGTGAAGTTGCTTTCGCGACCCAACACCAAACCGGAGTCTGTGTTATATGTAACATACTGGCCCCTTTCTAGCTCCTTTACATATCCCGTCGAGCCCGTCTCACGAATCTTTTTTGGGAAAGTTTTTGGTGAAATGGAGTGCCCACAACGAAGAAATAGTGGGGCCGGGCCACAAAAGGCCCGGCCCCGAAAGACACATCTCACTTCACTTGCCGTAATACTCACAGTGATACTTCTTCTTGGAGTGTGCTCTTTCATAATAATCATCTATCTCTCCTTTTCACCTAGCCCCCGAGGGAGGAATCGAACCTCCCAGAAATGCCACCTGGACGGGGGTTTTGAGTTACACGTTGCCGACAACGAACCCGTCGGAGCCGTCGTCACTAACGACCATACCGTCGAAGAACTCGGCCACGACCTTGCCGTTCGAGACATACCACGTCTTGTCTTCCTGGTAGACAGACAAATGGTCGAGGTACTGGTTCATGCAGCGCTTGGTCGTCACTGACCGCCAGCCACAGGAATCCAGTACCACACGACCCGACGAAAGGAACCGAATGATGTCGTTGCCGTGGAGGCTGACGACGTAGCTCCCGTCGGAGTAGTGTATCTCCTTAGTGTTCTTCCATTGCGTACTCTTGACCATTTCTGGCCTCCTTTCACTGGACCATGGGGCGGGAATCGAACCCG